TTTCATTTTTATACTTTAATTTTCCTTCAATTCTTTTCTTTGAGTTAGATCTAATATCTCTATTAGTGATGCCTAGATAAGCTTTTTTCCTTTCTTGAACTCGTTGGTTCACTTTGTATAAAGGTTCAGCAGTCATGGTGATAAAAGAGTAGTAAGTAAATAGGGGGACTTACGAGTACATGCTTAGTGCTAGTCCTATGGGAGGCTCAATCCAAACCTCTTGGAACTACTAACACTCCTCAATGGGAACCATAGTAAATATCAATGAGAGGCTATATGACTTTCACCAGTTAGTCCGACCAGTGAAATAGCGTCATTAGGCAGCATGGTGGCAGGGTAATAGGGAACCCAACTCCGCCCCAGTGTTAAGAGTGATTAGCGAGGTTACGAAGCCAAATGTATAGAAGGATTACTACATAGAACCAAACGATAAAAGAAGTCATCGTTAAAAAGGAAGATTGTCTTGTTCTTGACAGTGCTTATCCCATGGATGCACATATTTTTCAAATCTATCTAAGTCACTGTGCTTGGTTCTAGGGATCTTGCCACTAGCGGGTTTTAATTTTTCTTTGACATAATCCTGGAAAGCATATTCCATTTCTTCACCCCACATCTTCATTGGATCTTCTTCTCGTTGGTACTGTATTAATAGCTTGATGACTTGAGCCATTGCTTTGTCTGCACCAACTGCTGCTGAAAAGTTGTTTGCCTCTCTTGCCGATAAGCGATCTTGTTTAAGATTATGCATTAAAGATGAGATCATAAACGTTTTATCATCAGGATCTACTGCTTGAACTAATAGTTTTTTACCCTCTCTTACATATTCTCTTGCTTGTTGTGGTGAAACGTCATAGACAGTAGTTAATTGTTGAACAACATTATGACTTGGGTGTCCATCAGCAAGAAGTGTAGCTGCTCGTTCATAGCGTACCTGTAATTGGTCTTTAGAGGCTCGTTTTTTTGTCATTAGTTGGGATTGGTGGTGTGTAAGTAAAGTGAGTACATTCAAAAAATTTGCAGAAGTGGTCAGCTTCTCTTATATCAACAGTTCTCCATCCAAGTTGTTTTCCATAAACCATTATTTTCCCTTTATCATCTGCTGCTGACTCAGGTGGTAGGTGCTTTAGATCCATAGAAAAGATATCTTCCGAAGGGAAAAAAGTTTCCATTAGCCGCCTCCTTGTATATATTGATGAGCATTTTCTAGTTGTGAATCAATGTACTTATTTATATCTACAAAAGCAGAATTGATATTTAATCGTTCAGCCATTGCAATTTCGTAAGCATCTGCACTTGGATAGTCTTTAACTTTTAAAGCAGTCGTACTAAGTAATTTCTTAGTTTCATTAAGTTCTTTTCTAGCTTTCCAAAGGTTTTGAACATATTTAATAACACGCTCACTATTTTGTTTGAAGGTTGGCATCGGAGCTTGCCTTCTAATGGTCTCAGTGTTAGTAGGAATGTGCATTGGATAGCGTTCAATTAATAAATCCACTTCTCCCGGAGTGAAGTTAAATACATGGATCAGGTGTTCAGTAACATCTTCTAGTGTCCATTTAATTAAGTCACTGAAGGTATTAGTCATGATTGCCTCTACCTCTGCGTTGGTAGGTGTACCAGTCAGGAGCTGGCGAAGAAGCCTTTCGTCCTTCTTATCTGAATCAGTTTGGATGTAAGTCATTGTATAAAAGAATCTTCTTCAAGTGGAGAGTAACCATTAAATTGATTAGCGTCAGGTAGTGTTACTTTGATTGGACTTAAATTGAAATATTGTTTTGAAGTCATAGCACAACTCGTTCAGGAATTAAGTTTTTAGCTTCTTTTTGAGAGTAGCTCCAGACGTGGCAAGTGTAGTTGCAGAGAAGATTAAAGTCTTCGTCATTTTTTAGTTCTTCTTGGTATCTATCAATCAAGATTGTTCCTTCACGAGTAAATTCAATAAGGTTATCTTCAGGCACAACATTAGTTATGTGTGGAAGGAGAGCATAGGCTCTTTGAGCAAGTCCGTGATTAGTCATTGTTTTTGTTATGAGGTTGTAGTTGGATTGACCATCCTTTTAAGGATGAAAGTTGAAAACCAATTTGTCCTTGTAAGGTTTCTTCATCACATGGCAGAACTTGAAGTACTGGTTCAAGAAGATTTTCGTTTGTAATTGAGAGGACTAGATCAATACATTTATATTGATAGCCTTGTTTGTTAGTTATTATTGCTCCTTTAAGAGCATCAATTGTAAGTTTTGAGTTAGGAGAAAGTTTCATTCTTCTACCTCTTCTGTTGTTTCTTTTTTCTTTAACTCGTCATAAATAGCTTCTAATTTATTACTTTCCATTAGCCACACCTTACGTGTTCTTTCTTCGTCCCTTTCTAATTTTGGAACTTGATCGTCTAGTTCGACAATCTTTCTAAAAGTAGCTCTTTTAGCTTCACGTAACACCTCTAATGACTCTTCTAAGTTTTCACATAATTCTTGTTCTGGGTCCCACATCCCAAGAAATTTTGATGCAAATCTTTTTTCTTTCTTGCCAATAGTTCCTCCAGCTTCAAATCCTACCTTTATGTCATTTAAGATTCCTAATGCGGCATCATGAGTAGTTGAATATTGAGTTTTATATTTAAGATCACTTTTAACGTCATTTAACTTGCTTCTGACAGTAGCGTGTACTAAATCTGCCTTTTTGTAATCAGGATATTGATCTGCTACTTCTTCTCTCCATTTGTAAAAGTAAGGAAGTTCTTTTTTTGGTGTAGCTGAAGTCATAGTAATAAATGCAAGTGTGTTAGTAAGATCAGTATTCTTCAGGGAACATGATCGTTGTGTGGCAAAGGTTTATGTTGTCAGGGTCATTACCATAACCACTGGTGATAATCCAAATAGTTTTACCATCGAAAGCATTATCGTATGAAGAAAGAAGTCTCCCTCCAGATTCATTTTTAAATGCATAATCGTTTAGGTCACTATCTTCTTTACAAAGATCGCCCCAATCTGTAGAAATGTGGCGACTAATTAGTCTTTCTAAGATTTCACTTGGAACAGGTTTAATACCTTTAGTAGCAACAATTGTGCCGAACTTTTTTATGTGTGCCTCTGCATCTTTTAGATAAGAGGGTCGAGGAATGTTGGCCTCTACTTTCTCAAAATGATTCATTTCTTAGGCTCCCAGTATTTAAGAACTTTCTTGACATCAATTAAGGTCGCTGTTCTTTGTGCTTTAGATAGTTTCTTTAAAGCATCTAATTCTTTTTTACTTTGAGTTAGAGCTGACTCTTTTAGTTTTATCTCATTAGGAAAGTCATAAACTTCAGTGTGAGCATTGTAGAAAGCAGCAGTTTCTTCTTGATTAAAGAATTTTGTACCTGCTCCTTCTTCCTCTTCAATTGATAGGACTTGCTCTTTGAAGTAATCTCTAAGAGTATCTTTTCTATCTAGTAATACTTTTAGTTCGTCTTCTACTTGACGATACTCTCTGAATTTAGACTCTAGAAAATCTACTGGACTAACTGTTTTTGATAAGTTTTTTCTAGGTCTTGCATTTTTAATGACTCTTGCACTGGCTGTTGTGAAGAGTTCTTTGTTTGCTTTTTTCTTAATTGATTTAGTCATAGTTTTAAAAGGTGAGTGTGTGTTTAAGAGCCAGTTAAGGCAAGAGTTGGGTTGGTTGAGCCAGTCTGCTTGTTGAGAGAGACTGATGATCCTGCGTTAGAACCATCGTTGTAACCTTCACCACCCATAGTGTATCGAACTGCTCTGCGTCTGCATGGATAATTTACATTTAGAAACTTTTGTACAGCACTACGATCTCTAGCGTTTTTGTTAATTAGGATTAGACCAGTAGTATTACTCTCTGGAATACCTTCTTTCTCTTGATCTTTTTTCTTCTGTAATAGTCGAGTCCTTACTTCATTAGAAAAGCCTTTCTTCCATTGATCTCTATATTTTGGATTAGATCCTGGATTTTCTTTCTTAGCTTGCCAACTAAGGTCTTCCATTGTTTCTAACAAGTAGTCACTATAAAGTTCGATCTGGAGCTGGTTTCCTTTTGTCGCTAGGATCTCTAACCTTTTCTTGTGGAAGGTGGAGTAGCTTGTCTTGTCTTCACGAGTAATAATTACAATCCCATTAAAGTACTTAGCTACTGCCTGAATAATGATGTTGTAGCTGGGATCTTGCTTACGAAACTTCTTACCGTAGTAAAAAGCTATTACCTCATCTCTTTCAGGGTCATAGTCAGCAGTAACTTCAGTTGGTGCTACTCCGTACTCTCTGCATAGCTCTTCAAATTTGTGAAGTGCGTTGGTTGCCTCGTGCTCGTTATTACTCTTGGAGAGTCTCAACATCTTTGCGAGTTTGGACTTGATTGATTCAGTGTTAATCATGATTGTTTCTCCATGTATTCATAAAGGGCTAGTCGAATTACCTCAGGTCTAGTTACACCGTCGATACATAATTTGTCTATGGCAGCAGCTAGTTCATTTGGAATGCGAACTCCAAAAGTAGTTGATAGTTGTGCTGGGTTTCTCTTTTTGTAATTCTTCTTTTTGTTGAAGTATGGTTTGTAGTCTGAATAGGGACTACTAATGTATTCATCAGAGGAGGAGTTGATCATTGGTATCTATAGGCTGTGGGTGTTGTGGCGAGAAACTCAGGGTGATTCTCCTGAGTCAGGTACTAATCTATTTATTTCACTAACTATTAAATGTCTTGCAATACTTCCTAGAGTCAGGTTCATTTGATATCTAGGTAAAATTTCGTTTAGTTCTATTTGTTTATCACCTAGTGCGACGTTGATTGATAAGCTTTTGTTAGCAAGATTTTTAATTAGTTTTAATTTTTCTAATTCTTTAGGCGTTAATCTTATATTAATTTGATTTGATTGAGGCTTTACTTTCTTTGGAATCTTGCCTGTTTCTTTGCAGTACTCGAAATAGGCATGTTGCTGTTCTTTGTCCATGGTTTGTGTGAGTGTGTGAAGTGTTTATTGAAGGGACTTCCTAATCCAGGACTGGAGTCTTGGCTCGCTGAAGGGGTGTGGTGACTCCTTAGCTTTCTTGAATCTTTGGATTAGTGCTGGGACTGATACAGAACCATCAGGGGGTAGCTTGCACTCCCCTAGTGCTCTGATCACTATGTCCAGCTCCTCTGGACTTAGTTCATTGAGACTCATTCCAGTCCTCAAGAGTTTTTCTCAGGTCAGGGTCAACCATCTTCTCTAGCTTTTCCATGTCCTGATGAAGCTTTGTGTTAGCTAATTCATCTCTGATTTGTTTAGCCATACGTGCTGGAGTCATGCTCAAGTCTTGAAAGGCATATTGGATCAAAGCTTTTTGAATGATTTTCCATTCATTGACTGAGAATTGAAGTTCTAATTGTTCCTCGGAAGGTACAAAGTCTTCAGGAAATTGGAATTTCATTGGCATTGTGCGTTGTATGCGTCAAGTGTGTAAGGCATCTTTGCCTGTTCTGCTTCTTGTTTGTTGATGACCTGCTGTAGGAGGTCTATCTTTTCGTCAGTTAGGCCAGCCACATACTCTTCGATTACTGATTCAAAGAGTATGTAGTCTCGTTTCATTGCTCTTGCTAGGAGGATAGAAAATTCCTCTAACTCATCTTTAGTCATAGTGTTATGCGAGATAGTGAATAGCTAATGCTATCTCTATGCAAAGTACAACCTTTTTGAAAGGTGTCCAGCGATACTTAATAGAAGTTTCACTCATGCCACTACCTCCAATGGAACTAGGTCATGGACTGCATCTTCACACTCGTCTTGCCACTCCCACACAAGGAACTCATAACCCATCTCACATAACTTCTCATAGATTGCATCTGGTGGACCCCACGGAGTGTTGAAAGTTAGGTGAACTAAGTTACCAGCCTTTTGATAATCAACTTCAACGTCCCATATGTCCCACTTGCAGCCCCAGTGCTTACACCTCCAGTCATACCAGCGATCATCTTGTCGGCCACTACTAGGCCAGTTCCAATGAATGGATTCTTCTCCACTAGCAAGCTTCATTACTTCCTTTTTAGGTAGCTCACCTTTAAGTGCCTTTGTCTCTCCAGTAGTGTCTCTTATAACTGATTCTGCTGGGATGTTAGGCCAGTCTGGTTCAGGTACTAAGTGATTGAAAGGCTTTTCATTTCTGAAGATGTTAGCCATCTCCTCCAACTTGTGAGGATTGTCGTGCGTGAAGGTTACTTCGTTTGTTATCCAATTAGGCATGATTAAACTCCGATAGGTTTGCGTGGTGGTGAGAATTAAGTGTTGAGTACATAGATTAGTCGGATGATTATTAGAGTTATGAGGACGTAATAAGTCCACATAATCCACATACCAACCTTGTTATGTTTAGACCCTCGTTTGTAAGGATGTACAGCTAGGTGAGGAGATCTATCCCACCCATCAACCATGTAGTCTTTGGTGTCGATCATTAGTAGTTAAAAGATACAATTTCCCAGATACGACTAAACTCTTTTAGCCATTGTCGCTGAGCTTCGTTTAATTCTGCGGTAGCTAGTAGGTCATCGGCTGATAGAGCCTCTAGCCCCTGTCTCTTGCAGTAATCCTTATGGAGGCTCGTTAGATAGTGGATTGTAGTTTCAGTTGGGTTAGTGATAGACATGAGTTGATGGATTACATGAAGGGTGTCAAGGTTAGTCATTGTTCAGGCCATACAAGATGTTCTTCTATTTCAAAAGATTCCCTATATCCATAGCAGCCCTTCTCTATAACGACACCTTCTTTCCCTTTGTGAAATTCTCCAAAGAGTGTTCCCCATACGCTTTTGTCGGGATCATTTAATACATAGTGTTCCCATGCAGAGTAGTCAGAAATATGCATTGGATAGTCTTGAATCTCACGGGGTAAGTACTGAGTTTCTAGAAAGTCACGGAAGACTTCATCAATTAATTGATTCCACTTCTCACCAGTAGGATCATTTCTTTTAAACTCAGCAATCTGGAAATCCCTGTGTGCCGAGTAACTGAGCATGAGTTGTTTTAGGTGAGATTCAGCATCTTCTCTAGTTCTATAAGTACAGAGAGTTGTTGTGTAGTTACCAGCAGGGTAATCTGACTCATCTGTAAAATATAGTTTTAGTGTGTAGACTTTATTCATAGTTGGTTACTCATCAGCAATAGTAATTACAGGGGCAAGAGTTTCTTTTAGTTCTCTGTTGTTATTCATTAGCCACATAGCCCCTCCGTCATTGCCTTCATCATCTTGTTGAGGGATGATCCATGTGCCATTTTCAAGCATGAGCATCAAGGGTCTCTTGTACCAGCCCAACTCTTCAGTATCTCTCTTGCTCATATAGTGCATCTTGACAATGCGTTGACCAAGTAGTTCAGGGGATAGTCGATTCTTCCACTTTTGACCAAGTGAGTTTTGAAACTTCTTCTGTCTCTCAAGGAGATCAGCTACTTCTGAGTTAGCATCTTTCTTTGTAGTCTTCTTGGTTGATTTCTTAGTAGGCATGATTAATAGAGGAGTGTGTGTAGTTGTTTGATACGTGCAAGAGGTACAGCAGCAGCTTGAGGAACTATGGAGTTACCTAAGCACTTAAGTCTGTCCATCCTGTTGGAAAACCCATCATCTCCTCTACAAATGGTGGGTTGAGATACGTACCCTCTCCAGTCAGGTTCGAGTGTGTGTGGTTGAGTACTCCAGCAAGGCGTTTCTTCTTGGCTGCCTTCTCGTAGTTGGTGTTCTCCCCTGAGTCCTTCCAATCTCTGGCAGTCGGTGTTGGTAGCGTCAGTAGTGCTGCTAGTAGCGGTGTCCCTCCCTGCTTGAATGGGACTTTCTGTTCTATCTTCGTTGACCCTAGAGGGGTAGGCAATAAACCACAGTCTTTCTCTGAGGTGACAGGCTCCCACATCTTTTGCCGAAACAACCGACCACTCAACATCAAACCCTGCTTTGGTAATTTCTTGGAGAATTTGCTGGAAAGTTTCCCCGTCTTTGTGAGAGATGAGATTTCTAACATTTTCAAAGAGGATGAACTTAGGTTGTATCTGCCGAGCCAATCGGAGGACGTGAAAAAATAGCCCACTTCTTGTGCCCTCTCCAATACCTTCTTGTCTACCTGCAATGCTGACGTCCTGACAGGGAAAACCTGCTGTGATGACTTGGAATTGACCTTCTGTGGCGTTGAACTCGGTGATGTCATGGTGAATCGGTACGTTAGGAAAGTTTTTGTGGAGGACTCTCTGACAGTAGGTGTCAATCTCTACAAATTGAGTAGTCTCGAAGCCTCCTACTAGGCGTTCAGCAGCGTAAGAAAAGCCACCTATACCACTGAATAGGTCTAGAACTTTAAGCGTCATTAGTCCTCTCCTCCTTGCTCATAGTCTCCTGCATTAATTCTTCTTTCAGTATTAGTTGTGGCGATCATATCCGCATGTTCTAGGTCGTAGTGGATACTGCTAGGGTCGGTGTATTCAGAACCAACCGCGTCATATTCCTCTTGATAGATCTTGGCGTAGATTGCTTCGGCGTTAGGCGTGGACATGGTGTTTAGTGATAGGTTTACAAGGTGGTGGAAGTGGGTTACTTGACGGCGTTATACATAGTCAATCAAGGCGTAGAACCCCTCCCCACGAACATAATCTTCTAGGTCTGTTATCAAACCATCAAAATCCTCTGACTCTGGCATGATTTCAATGAAAGCATTAACAGCATCTGCCCCGTAGGTTTTTCTGAGACTGTCGAGGTACTCCCCCCTATTAGCGAAGCCCTGTTCTTTATATGTTGAATCTGGATAGTAGCTCATGTTGGTGAGTTGTGAATAAGTGAACAATAACTAATTTTTGGAGACGTTTTGTCGTTTTGTTGTAATCGTTTACAAGGGTGTATAAAATGTTACAAATTCCAGGAAAATGTATAATTTGTTACACCCCTCCCCTCTGTTCGATAAAGGCAAAGGATAGGTCAAACAAGGCACCCTCCCCCCTTTGCTTGAGCTTGTGGAACTTGTAGAGATAGTCTCTACCTTTGATTGATTGCATAAGGCGTTCTATCTCTTGCAGATCGTGAGAGTAAAAACTTTTTAAGACATTCTCTACTAATTGAACGTCATTACATGAGCCGCTGACCTTTGCTAGGCGTGTTTCTGATTTAGGCATGTTTTAGATGTTGTATAGGTCACCTAGTACGCTAGGTACAATTTAAAATGCTGATTTAATAGGCTTTATCTATTCCTTTGATAGTCAGTCAAGGCACTTCCATAGTATGACTCTGACTCGTCCCACTCTTTCATTGTTTCCATTTCATCCTCAGTCAAAGGACACTCTAGAGACTCTTCAAAAGATAGTTTTTTAATAGGCATAGTAAAGAATACAAAGGGATTAAGTGACCAATAAAGGACACTATGCAAGCCACTAAGCACTAGAGACCTGCATGGTATCTATTAAGGTCTTATTTCATAGAGCTTTTTAAAACCTTCTAACTTCTTTGGTGGAGTTAGTTCCAATTGATTAGCCATAGACTCTATTACATGATTTGGGACTGTTCTAGACCGTTCTAGGTTCCTTTTAATGCAAGTTTCTTTGTCAGTATTTAAAAAGTAGCAAGTCCAATTAATCCGATTAGATAGACTAATTAAAATTTTTCTATGTTCCTTTACTGTGTGGGTCGCGTCAACAATTACTGATTGACCTTTACTAATACTCTTAAAAATAGAGTCATGTAATACTCTTTCTATCTCTTTCCAGTCTCCTTGCTGAGTTTCATCTTTATATAACATCTTTCTTATGCTATCGGTTGAAATAATCACAGCATTCTTAAACGCTGCTAGATGTTTTGAGAAGGTACTCTTTCCACTGGCTGGCAAGCCAACAAGTAAAAAGCATTCTATAGAGTTATTATTCATTGGTTTAAGCGATACAGAAAGACTGTTTTAACTCTTCTGTCATGTTTGGAACACGCTTGAAACGTAACCCTACAATGTATGTTTCGCCGTCTTTGTCTCCTACTCTCCAATCTGTTTTATCGCCGTCTAAAATTTTAAAGGTAACTCCATTAATAGTGATAGTTTCAGGTAGTGGCTTGTTACGTCCAATATCAAATGCTGCCGCATAATTCAACTTATTTTCCAATGCTGCCTGTAAAGTGTTGAACTTGCTGCCATGACTTAGTGTCAAGTGATAGCCCATATTATGGCACTTTAGAAAGTCTCTGTCTGTTCTTTTGGTGTAGTCATAAGCGTGTAAAGTATCTCCCACCCTAGACTCTTTGTTGTAGTCATAAGCGTTCAATATAGCTAATAGTACTGAGTCGTATCTGCCACAGTTTAAGTTAATGTTGAAATGCTTTAAGACATACTTACTGTCTGACTCTGTAATGTTTACGGCGATATTCTCCCAATGATAGTCACTAGTACCATTTAAACGTAAGCCTAAAAGGTCATTATCTCTATTCTTAGAATAGAATCTTAAAACTTCGATAGTTAGCAGTCTTAAAAATAGATTTGGTGATTCTCTAAACGCTTTATCCCTTCTAGCTCTACAAGCTAGCTTTCCTTTGAGATATGCAGGATTCCCAGCGCGGTTTAAACACACTAAAACGCATGAGCCGGCAGCAGGACAGGCTACCTTAGTTGGTAACATATGTAACACCGCAGTTGGTGCAATACTGTCAGATTTTAAAACTTTAGGATTAGTGAGAGTTAGGACGTTAGAGGGATTAAGCTTGAAAGCTTGCTTAAATTGTCTTAGATCGTTTGATAGTTGCATTGGTAAGTGCCTTTATTAGAAGGCTGATTGATTACTTATTAAATATAGGCGATGTTATTAAGTACATCAAGCAAGTACATAAAATAAAACAATTTAAAAAACACATACATCTATAGTTATTCGCTCAAGTTTTCCCCAGACTCTGCCGGTTTCCTTGTAAACGACTGCTACTACTAGTATTCTGGCGATTTGGCCGGATTTTTCTCGTAATTAATACCATATAACGAGGCGAAAACAGGGCAAAACCAGGAAAATGTAACAATTTGCGGCAAATCTTAACAATTGTGGCGAAAAAGCAGCTTAATACAGTTGTAACAATCGGCATAACTGCTTTACACACAGTTACGCAAGCTTAAAAACCTAGTGATAGCAGTGGATTTCAGGGTCAAGATATTTTTGGACACAAAATTGGACAAGTTGTTTCAATTTATTACGTTACAATTTGACATTTATTGCTCGATCTGCTCCATATTCTGTCAAGTTTTCCGGGGGATCGTTACATTCAGTTGTAAAAGTAGCGTCATATGTATCATTTGTCACTAGATTGTCACTATATCTTTCTTTTTTTGTATTTGCGTAGTATTGGTGGGGGGAGGCGCCAGATAGGTACCATTTTTTTTACCCCAAATTGGTCTTTTTAATGGTTTTTTTAGGGGAAACGTCGAAATAAGAGTAGTCAACTTAAAATTAGGTCTATATAGATAGTTTTTTATACAGTGGCCGTTTCTCCAGCTGATTTTGAGTTATATTCCCGTGTAACTGGTCGTCCGATGCCCAGATCGCCTCAAGAACAGATGGCGATGACCCCAGAAGTGTTTAAATTCACCCGTGAGTTCGGACGTGGGGCTCCAACACGACAAGAACCTGGTGTTATTCAGCAAGTTGCAGGTGATTTAGGAAAATTAGCTATTTTAGGGGCTTTAGGGGGAACAGCTCATGGTCTTGGGCAGATATTAAACAAGGAAGATAATATTTCTCCCGTTTCTGAGGCTGTAACGAGCGCTGTGGGGGAAATTCCGACTCGTGTTGGTCAAAAAGGATTTGTACGTCACCCAACACCACATAAAGAACCAACTAGAGAAGTTGATCCATCAAAAATAGCTACTCTTTACGACTCAGTTGCGGCACATGACTTTGGAAGCCCTACAGATGATGGATTTGTCGAGCCTACTCGTGTTGGTCAAAAAGGGTTTGTACGTCATGAAAACTTACCTGAAGGGAATTTTGGAAATCAAAAAATACCTGTAAAAGATCCTCGTTCTAATAGGTTTGAAAGCATTAGACAGCAAGAAGAAGATCGTGCCGAGTTGGATTACATCATGTCAGGTGGTGCTGCACTAGATCAAGGTTTTCAAGATGCAATTGCATTAGATGATGCAAGAGAATCAACCTTTGGTATACCAGCAGGTAGGCAAATAGGTAATATTGGTTCATTAGTTACAGGACCAGAAACTGTAATTGAGGCTTCTCCACAGAAATCTCAAGGTCTTATCTCTGCTATTAAGCAAGAAGCTCAGGATTTCGACCATAACATCCCTTGGGGAGAAAGGGCTGACCAAGCAGCTAATTCAAATTCTGCATTAGGAGCTGCAGGGGTAATGGCTGGAACAGTGGCTGAAAAAGGAGCTAAAGATGTAGGAACCAGAGTTAAAAAGATTGTTACAGGTGTACCACAAAGTATTAATACAGTAAGAAATATAGCTTCTGATATTGGTGAAACTGTAACGAGAGAGGTAATTAATTCATCTATTATTCCTGATAACAAAATGCAGCCATCTAAGTGGGCTGAAGCCGCTAGATTAGCTGCTGGTTTTGCCCCATTAGGGGGAACAGGTGGTGTTGAAATAGGTAATGAAAGTGATTTAAGTGATAATGCACAATTTGATGATCCTCAACAACAAAATGAACAAATTACTCCTGCTGGAATTAATAGACAAACTTCTGGACTAGGGTCTGATCCTGTTGAAGGTGAGATGCAAACTATATCTCAAGCAGTCAATGATTTAGCTGCAAGTTTTGGACAAGGTTTAGCACATCTTTCTCCTAATGAAAGAGTTGACATTGCTCGTAAAATGATTGAAAAAGATCTTCGTAACGATGGTTATCAAGGACCTATCAATTTTGGTTAAGCAATGAATTACAATTCAACGACTCCTAAATTACCAGGAGACATTATTGAAGGTATTGGAATGGTTCCTATAGGTGGACTTTATTTACTACGTGATGAGGATCTTCCTATCTCTGCTTATGATAGATTAGTTCCTAGAGAACATCAAGAAACACCCTTTTGGTGGGAGATTTAAGCATGGTTGTTGTTACCGATCTAAAGAAAGTAAAGAACGGACCGAAGGATAAAACCGCAGGTAAAGATGTTTATGAAGGTACTACTGGTTTTAATAAGGAACATCCATTTAAAAATGACGTTCTAAGACCAAATCCGTTATTAGCAAAACAAAAGGATAGCCCTGATTTTTATGACTTTTATAGGGATAGTACTACGTTTGGAGCAATGGCTCCTCTATCGCAACAAAAGATAGATGGTTTTGCCTCTAATCCATTTGCAAATTTTGATTTTCCTGTAAATAATCAAGCAGTTGATTATTGGACGGCGTTATATCATGATGGTGCAAAAAAAGGGTTGATATCTGTTGAAGATGAAGTTGGTACTTGGAGTGTTGCACACTTAGCATCACAACCTGCAAACTCTGGTGCGAGTACAATTAATCCTAATGAAGCCAATAAATTCCCGAGCCAAGGAGTAGCAATTTAATGTCAAATAGTTTTTTTAAACAGCTAATTCCATTAGTCACTTCACAGGTAGTTGCCGAACCTCTTATGCGTCTTACTGGTGATGCAATGAGTTCTTTTTTCGGACAAAGATCACCTGGCATTACAGGTCCAAATGTTGGCGAAGGCCAAAAGGCTGGATTTGGTGGAGCTGTTAGGGATGCGGTATACAATACCGTTACTGATCAAAAAGAAGGGGCATCTAAAGCAGGTTATGGAAAAGTTCCAAAAGCTGAGCGACTTAATATACGACCCCATGGTACTGAAGCAGGGAGATATATAACAAACATTATGAAGCATTCAGAGAATCCTGTTATGGATTTTCTATATAGTTCTCCAGAAACCACTGCCACTGTTGCTGGTTTAGCTGTTCCAGCTGCAACTGCTGTAGGTGCTGGTTATGGGCTTAGTCAATTATTTGGCGGTTCAAAGCCACGTTCTGATTATGCTTTAGCTATTCAAGGTAATCCTTATTTAGGTAGTACTGGTAATGTGAATGTTGATGCTGCACAAGCATCTGCTTACTATCAGCAACAAACTGCTCAGATGAAGTTTGAACATCAGATGGCATTACAACAAGCACGTCTACAAGCACAAACCCCAGGTATTCAAAACTACGGAGGAGGAGTTTCTGGAAGTATTCCAGGAATTGATCAAGACTTAGCAACTGTTGGTCGTTCTATCTTTGGAACTGGCCTACGTGCATAGAATTTATAATTAATAAAAAGCGTATTTGATATGAATTGGCAAGATGCATTTAAGTTGGGAGGAAGTGACGCTGCTAACAGTCTTGCAAGTAGTTATTCACAATCTTCAGGTCTAGCGGACGCATTTAGCGGAAATAAATGGGTTAGTGATCTTGCTCGTAATTATCCGGCACCTTCATCAACGGTTCCTGCTGATTTTTTTACATACAGTCCAGATAAATATTCAGGTATTGATTGGAATACAATGATTGCTAATCCTGATGTTTTAGAGGGTGTAGGTGATAGTTATCCAGATCTTTTTAAAAACGGAGTAGATTTTTTAAAAGACTTTACTAGTGATGAAAAAAGTCAATTTTTTGATGCACAAAAAGCTGCTGCTGGTTTACCTACTGATAAATCTCGTGAATCTTGGTACCAACAAGTTTCTCCGTCAGTAGGAATATACGGAGGATTAGGATCAGGATCAGGATATGGATATGGGTCAGTAGGGTCAGGAGCAGCTGCAATACAGGCAGCGAACACTCTAGGTGCTATGTATCCTCAAATGAGTCAGAAGAGTCCTGGTCTTAAAGATTATATTGGAGCGGGTATGAGAATGGCAGGAGATGAACTTAAATATAAGGCTTTGTATGCAATTAATCCAGTACTAGGAGCTGTTGAGCAGTTCTACCCTGGTGGTGCTACAGAAGCATTTAAAGATGTTGGTAAAGTTACTGGTGCTGTAGGTAACAAGATATCTAAGGGAATTGGCAGTGTTGTTAAACCTGTTCAAGATTTCCTTGATGGTATTTTCTGTGACGAACGATTAAAAGTAGACATTGCACCATTAGAAAGCACAGAAGTTAACGACGAGTTAGCACAAATGGCATTCTTTGTGAAAGGTCTCCGTGAGTGCTCTTAAGAAGTTAAAACAACTGGAGCCAATCCAGTTTAGATATAAAGAGGAGTTAGATCCGACGCAACCATTACGTGCTGGTTTCTCTGCTCAACAGGTACAAAAAGTAATACCTGAAGCAGTAAAAGAAGTTGATGGAATATTGATGTTGGATGGGAATGTTTTAAAGAATTATCTCCGCATGGCGAGAGAAGAGTTATTAGCTGAATCTTCTAAGTAGTAGTCGATTTAAAATAAGCAATATATAAGAATTTAGTGTAGAGAATTATGGTCGCTCAAGCAGCAATACCTATGGCAGGTAAGTTATTACCTTTTTTAACAAAAATAGCTACAAACCCAGTAGCAAGTTCAGCCGTTACAGGCGCTTTTATGGGTGGTGTACCTTCCTTACTGCAAGGTAATCTATTAAATGCATTAGGAGGTGGCATTGCAGGTGGAGCAGGAGGAGCAACTTTCGGTGGTATAGGAGGCAAATTAGTACCAGGAGCTACTGGACTTGCTGGTAGATTTATGGGTCCATCTACAACTGCGGCAGCGGCTGTAATACCAAGTTTAGCTGGGGCTGCGGCACCTGTTACTGCTGGTTTATTAGGAAATGCACTACTTGGCGGAGGCATTGGTAATTTAGGTAGACAAACAGCAGGAGCCGTAGGTGGAGCAGGTCAAAATACCGTCGGACTTCTTGGATATCATGCTGTAACTGGTGAGCCTTTATATGGAACAGCTGTACCTCCAGGGATGGGTCAGTATGGTGGAGTTCCTCCTGTTGGTGGTTCTGCTATGGATGTTCTTCAACCAGGTGGTCCTGCAGGTGCTCAAAGACTTACAACACTTAAGAATGCAGAGACGATGGCTGATGCATTAAATGCTTACTTACCTACAGTTCGTAAGTTTAGTGAGCAAGCTAAGAAAGATGACTTTGAAAGAAATATGGCTGCTGCAGGTATTAGACAAAATATTGCAACAAATGCTGCAATGTTACAAGCTTCGCAGCAAGCTGGTTTAGGAATGGGTCTTACAGGGGCTCAACAAGCTGGGCAAGCTTTAGTTAACCAGTATTCTTATAGCTGACTATGACCACCCTAAATGAGTTTAAACAGTTAGTTGATGCCTATCGGTTAGGTGATTTAAAAGGACTTGACACTGCCTATAATCCGAATCCTACTGCAAATGGAAGAAACACAGATCTTAAAGATCCTTTGGTATATACGGATACTGAGTTAGAAGAGGAACCTCTTCCAGACGATTTAGTATATGTAACTCGTGGTAAAGGACTTGATAAGAAAATATATGTAGGTAATAAAGATAGGGAAATGAATTTTCTTAAAAGAGCGACATTAGGATTATTAGATGCATTTGTAGATAATACAAAAGTAGGGGATAAAGTATTTAGGGTTGATAACGATAGGCAAAATTTAATACCAAAAGATGAATATAACGCGAAAAGGTTAGCAGAACGCCGTCGTAAAGCAGATATAAGTGGAGATGCAGTCGCAAGTCCTGAGCAAACTCGTAAACATATTGAAAGTCAAAGGGTACGAGATGCTTATCTTTTTGAACAATTAAATAAATTAAATGACTATGAATTAGAACGTTGGAAGAATGCTTATCCTCAGTATGCAAAAATGATAAATGATGAAATATTTAAGAGAAGAATGCAAATTGAATATAATAGTCCTAGTGAACTACAAAATAGACTAACCGCAGGTTTTGATACTCGTAATGCTGCTAAAGTTGCTGATGCTGAAGCATATCTAAAAATAGCGCAAGGTATGAAAACTGGTCTTGAGCGTTTTGTATAGCTGGTTAACAATTCACGTTCAGTAGAATAGGAAAAAATATTAGTAATTATGAGTAACGACGTAAAGCAAGTAGGTACTCAATTTGCCAAGGATTATTTAAGTAGTGCTCAAAATAATGCTGTAGCTAAGTTAACAGCTGACGACGATGATACAGGAGGAGGTGCTTCAAATCTTACAAAGGTAAACGATCCTTCTTTGCAATCTCAAATTGCATTAATGGATATACAGAATACTCAACAACAGTTAAATTTAGAAACTGCTGCTGAATTAGATCGTATTCAAAGAGAGTTCTACACTGATCAAGATATTAGAAGAGGTCAGTCAGAAGGAACTCAAAGTCGATTAGGGCAAATGATGGGGGGAGAGCAACAACGTTTAAGTGCAAGAGTTGCAGGAGAAGAACAAAGAAGAGGAACAGCTGAGACAGGTTTACAACAGCGTTTAGGTGCAAGAGTTGCAGGGGAAGAGCAACGTGCAGGTATTGAGACAACTGGAACACAACAACGTTTAGGAACAGCTGAAACAGGATTCCAACAGCGGCTTGGAATGGGAGAGCAGGGGTTACAACAAAGAATGGGAATGGCAGAATCTGGATTACAACAACGGCTAGGAACTGCAGAAACTGGAAGACAGCAAAGAATGGGAACTGCAGAAACTGGTTATCAACAACGTTTAGGACAAAGAGTCGCTGGACAAGAAAGAAGAGCTGATTTAGCAGAAACAGGTGCTCAGCAGAGGGCATCATCCAGAGTCACTGGTCAAGAGCAACGTGCTGGTATGGTTGAGTCTGGTTATCAACAACGTTTAGGACAAAGAGTTGGAGGCCAAGAAAGAAGGGCTGAATTAGCAGAGACAGGAGCACAAACCCGTGCTACTGAGCGAGTTAGAGGTGAGGAAGATAGAGGACGTATTGGAGCAACTGGTTTTGAGCAACGTCTCGGAACTGCAGAAACTGGTTTCCAACAACGTTTAGGAACAGCTGAATCAGGATTCCAGCAGAGACTGGGAATGAGAACAGCAGCAGAAGAAACTCGTGGAACAGAAAGAGTTAGAGGTGAAGAGCAACGTGCAGGTATTACAACAACTGGATTACAACAGCGTCTTGGAACTGCAGAGACAGGCTCCCAAACCCGTGCTACTGAGCGAGTCAGAGGTGAGGAAGATAGAGGACGTATTACAACAACTGGAGTACAACAACGGCTTGGAACTGCAGAAACTGGGTTACAACAACGTTTAGGAACAGCTGAATCAGGACTTCAACAGAGATTGGGAATGAGAACTGGAGGAGAAGAACAACGAGCAACTCGATCTTTAGAACAAAGAATAGGTGGAGAAGAGCAACGTCTTGGTATGAGAGTAGGGGGAGAAGAGCAAAGAGCATCTCGTGCTTTAGAACAAAGAATCGGTGGAGAAGAACAACGTCTTGGTATGAGAGTAGGGGGACAAGAAACCCGTGCTACTGAGAGAGTTAGAGGTCAAGTAGACATTGGGCGTATTGGCGCAACTGGATTACAACAGCGTCTTGGAACTGCAGAAACTGGTTTCCAACAAAGAATGGGAATGAGAACAGCAGCAGAAGAAACTCGTGGAACAGAAAGAGTTAGAGGTGAAGAGCAACGTGCAGGTATTACAACAACTGGATTACAACAACGTTTAGGAACAGCTGAATCAGGACTTCAACAGAGACTGGGAATGGCAACTGGAGGAGAACAAACACGTGCTACAGAAAGAGTTAGAGGTCAAGAGCAACGTGCTGGTATCTCAACAACTGGACTTCAACAGAGATTGGGAATGACAACTGGAGGAGAACAAACACGTGCTACAGAAAGAGTTAGAGGTCAAGAGCAACGTGCTGGTATCTCAACAACTGGATTACAACAGCGTCTTGGAACTGCAGAAACTGGTTTCCAACAAAGAATGGGAATGAGAACAGGAGGAGAACAAACACGTGCTACCGAACGAGTCAAAGGTCAAGTAGACATTGGGCGTATTGGAGCTACAGGTCTTCAACAACGTCTGGGAACTGCAGAAACTGGTTTTCAACAAAGAATGGGAATGCAAACGGGAGGACAAGAAACACGTGCTACTGAAAGGGTTAGAGGTCAAGAAGATAGAGGAAGAATTGCAGCTACTGGTTTAGAGCAACGTTTAGGACAAAGAGTTGGAGGTCAAGAGCAAAGAGCGACAAGAGAAACAGAAGGTCAGCAAATCAGGTCAACAGACTTGCAAAGAGAGATGTTCCGTCGCTATAAAGAAGCAAGAGATTATGGCCAAGCACAACGAGCTTACCGAGTATGAACAAATGGATTAACGGACTAACTGATAAAGACCGAGAATCCTTTTTAGCTTTTTGCAAACAAACAGCTTCTCCCATACAGATTTATCTCTACTCACGATTCCTTGGTTTTAAAGGAACAATTGTTGAGTGTGATGAATGGTCTAAGAAAAAATTTAAAAAACGTAATTTTAATATTCTATTAGAACAAGAAATAGATCATATGCAAGAAGATATTTCAAAGTTACGTCAAGCAATTGATATGGGTATGGTTAAACAAGATATGGGTACAGCACGTATTGCAATGCTTCAAAAAGAATTGAGAGGCTCTATAAAACAAATAGGCGATGAAAAAGTATTAATGGATAAACAAGGCTTGATTCTTGCTGGTGCAGACAGAGCATTACGTGAGATGTTAACTATTTTCCGTGATGATCCAATTGAAGGTCCCTTACAAGAAGCGTCAATGGGAGTTTGGACAAAAATATTACAGGAAGAAAGTTAAAGATTTTTAGGCTATGCTACGTGCATGGCAGGAACAAGTATTTATAGTGTTTATCGACGAACTGCGAGAGCAGCCGCTAAACAACAAGTTGTCAAAAAAACTTCTAATATTGATGTAGAGCGAGCACGAGAAGATTTTGCATACTTTTGTGATGTTGTAGGAGATAAACCACCAGCCACTCACCATAAAGAATGGCATAAATATTTGTGTACTGGAAAGGATAGTGAATGTTTAGTAGGTATTGGTGGACCCAATATTGATATCTTGGCACCTAGAGGAAGTGCTAAATCCACAATCCTTGGTTTATATACAGCTTGGACTGTTGGTATACATGCTCTTAATAAGCAACCATTAAAGGTTTTATATATTTCTTACACTGTTGATGTAGCAAGACCTAAAAGTGCAGCCATAAAAAGAATTATTGAAGAAAGTAAAACATATCGTGAAATTTTTCCCAGAGTGAAAATTGCTAAAGGTATTAATTCTAATGAGTATTGGAGTATTGATTGGAAGTTTGCTGGAATTAAATCTACTGGAGAAGAAGAGTTTACTGTTTGTTGTGCAGGCTTAAAAGGTGCTGTGACATCTAAACGTTCTCATCTTTGTATTATTGATGACGCTATCAAAAGTGCTGATGATATTAAAAACAGAGATATTCGCCAAGCTATGCAGGATAACTGGAACTCAGTCATAGTTCCTACTATGTTTGAAGGAGGTAGAGCTATTTGTTTAGGAACTCGTTTCCGTCATGATGATATTCATAACAGTACTTTTACTCCAGCAAATGATTGGGTTCAGATAGTCCAGTCTGCAATCACTGTTGATAAGGATGGTGAAGAAATTTCGTATTGGCCAGATATGTGGTCTTTAGATTATTTACGAGATAGACGACGCCAAGCTCCAGTTGCTTTTAGTTTTCAGTATCAAAATCAAATAATACAGACAAGTGAGTTATCCCTTTCTCCAGACTTGGTTGTTAAAGGAGCTATAGCAACTCAGTTTGATGCTATGGGTATTGGAGTTGATCTATCAGCTGGTATAAGAGAGCAGAATGATTTTACTGCTTTTGTAATGGGTGGAAGGATAGGAAATAAGATTCATGTGATTGATTGTAAAAGATTGAGAATAATGGGGAATTTAGAAAAGTTAGAAGCATTAATGGAAATGTTAGATGAGTGGGGAGTTATTCATAAAGATGGAGATAATTACTTTCCTACAGGTAGTTCTATTCATGTTTGGTCTGAAGCTGTTGCATATCAGGCATCTTTAGAAGCTGACTTCAAACGTATCTGCTTAGGTGATCAAGGACTGTATAACGTTCTTTGGCATCCTGTTAAAGGATTTCGAGGAGACAAAGTTGCACGCTTTAGGGGCATTATGGGTTTATTTGAGCAAAGAAAGATTACTTTTAATAAGTATCGAAAGTTCACTGCATTAACAGATGAGATTGTCAATTTCGGTGTTAGCTCCCATGATGATTGTGTTGATGCTTTAGTTTGGCTTTGTAATGGATTAATGACCAGAGGAAAACTAGAGTTAGAGTATTGACGATTTAAACTAGTTATAACACTTTCTAATGTCACCTAGTTATTACAACATTGAACTAGAGCAAGATGCTTATGGTTCTGCAGTAATCCCTCTTAACGATGAAATCTGTCATGACATGGCTTTACAGCCTAATGAACGATTTGAAATTGAAATAGAGGATGACGTCATCACTTTGAGGCGACTCCATGCTGGTTACAACATTGAAGAATAGAACAAACTACTAAACACTCATGAGCGATAGCAATACTAAATCCGCAATCGATTCTATCGTTAAGTCGGTTATCGAACGTGATGGTTCTGGTACAGCAGATACGATGCTGATCAACGCCCATTTATCTCAAATGAAGATGTTTGGGATAAGGCAAGGAGTTGAGTTCTTTCCACAACAAGATAATTTAGGTACTCAAAGATTTGATTTTATTCAACAGGTTATTAAATTTAATAAATTAGATGCACGGCTTGATTCAATTTGGGATAGATTTTTAGCTTATGGAAAAGGTTTATTTTATATAAGACCTACAAGAAAAACTTATCGTATCTATTGGTTTGATAAAGATTCATATAGGACTTATTACACACCAGAGGGTGACTTAGAAGAGGTAATTATTATTTATGGGTACAAAGTTCGTTCTAAAAAGGGATTTAAAGGAGCTGGTTTAAATACAGATAAGCGTTATATGCGTTTACGTATTACTGCAACTGAGATTGAAGAGTTTCATAGTGAACAAGAAATAACTTTTGATCAAGAAAACGTTAGTTTTGCATCTCAGAACAAGAAAGTATTAGAAAACACTATGGAGTTTATTCCATGTGTTGAAGTATTTAACAATCCTGATGCTTTCGGAACGGATGGAGCTGGTGAATTTGAGTGGTTAGGTAATCAAATAATTGCTCATGATGAGATGGTTAAAAACATAAGGGCAAACTTATCGTTCTTTGGTAATCCAACTTTATTATCTTCTCGTCCTAAGCAAGACATTGTTGAAAGTAGTTCAGATAGTGAAGTACAAAGACCAAGTATTTCAAGTCAATCAGGTTTTCAATCTAATTTTGATTTATCAAGTTCGACGTTCAAGCAAGATCCAGTAACTAGAACGCAGCCAGGTTATATAGGTAAACCCGGTTCAGGTCTACGTGTTCCAAGAGTTATTGCTAATTTGGAGCCAGCAGATCGTGTTGGTTTTATTACACCTAATGCAGTTAGTACCGATCAGGCTAGGTATGCAGAACAACTACGTAGTGAGCTACGGTTGGCCTTAGGAGGCATAGATGACCTAAGTATTACAAATGTAACCGCAACGGAGATTAAATCGGCATATGGACGTGTCAGTGCTACTGCAAAGAAGAAATGCTTACAACTGTATACTTATGGAATTTGTAAGGTTTTTGAATTAATACTTTTTCAAGAAGAACAAATATTTAGAAAGTCACTTGCTTTTGTTTCTAATATTAAATATCCAATAGTTCCTGAAGATTTAACTGATGAAAAAGCAGTTGAAAAGTATGAAAAAGGAAAGATGAAATATGAGATTAAATTACAGCAAGCAGTTGATTTATCATTAGAAACAGGAGAGATACCAGATGGTGTTGTAGGACTGGCACCCGATGGAGATAGGACTATCCTATGGCGTTGGATGGGTCCTGTTTATGAAGACACACCTCAAGATAAATTAAACCAATCTATCTTCACAAGAAACCTCCAAGAATTAGGCGTTGATAGCATAGAAGCACTGAAGTACCTATTTCCTTCTAAAACTGACGACGAAATAGCAACGATGCTATCTGGTTATCCGTTTAGAATTGTAGGAGAGGTACAAAGAGCTTTCTCAGCTTTCATTGATTTAGCTAATCAAGAAATGAGAACGCCACATCCGCAGCAACCGAATTTACCGATGGCTGCAGATCCGAGATTAGATCTCACTCCATTTTTATATAAAACACTAGAGCAACTCCAGAAGGAATTAACTTATGCAGGACGCTACCGTAGCGCCGACCCAATCGGCACCCCAAGTATCCCAGACCCAGCCGACCAGCTACGTGGCTCCAGCGGCTCAGGCACCAGTGGCTCAGGCACCAGTGGTGGGTACAGCTCCCCAATGGGTGGCAACATCCCAGCCAATGGCGGCACCAGTTCCACAAGCGCAAGCGCAGATGGGGATAGCGGCTCCACAATACAGCCCTACACCGTCAAGTTACCAGGAATATCAGGCACCCCAACAGCAGGAGAGTCCATACAAGGAAGCCTTCAACAAGGTGGTCGGGCTCCTGAGTTCACCAGTCCAGTTCCCGTTCCAGGGTCAACAGTCGACTCAGACTCCAGCAGCAGGCCAGGTCAACTACGCTTCCCAACAGACAACCCCATACAGCAACGCGGTTCAGCCGACCTCTATGCCTGGGACCGTGAGCAACCAGGATTACTCCAACGCCTCTTCCCAAACATCTACGGGGATAACAGCGGAGCAACTAGCGGCAAGCGGAGTAAGCGACGCAAGTCTTCAAGTAATTGATCATTTCGGTGCTGACGCTCCAGCAATTCTTAATGACTATGCTTGTAAGGTAGAAGATTCACTTATTAAAACTGATAGTCAGTTAAAGCAAGGTGTAGGTTTACTAAAACAGTTAAATGCTGAGCATAAGAAATATACAAAAATTCTTACTGATCCTAATGTTTTAGCAGACTATACAACAAAGTTCTTTGGTCCTAATGGTCCTCATCCTGTAACTCCTGCAGCACCTGCTCAAAGGCAACAAGCAGCGCCAACAGCTCAGAGAGTAGCTCCTCAACGTCCTGAGATGCCTATTCCTCCACAGCCTCAAGCTGCCGCTTCTCCAAGTGATTTCTGGAATAACTTCGGTTCTGCTGCTGATAGAGATCCTCAAAATGCATGGAGGTATCTAAGTGCTGCCCAGCAAAATCCTGAGGTCTTCCGTCAGAAGCTCCTTGTAATGGAATAATTTAAAACTTACTAAATAAGGGGTAGTTAGTTCTACCCCCTTTTTTTCTTTAAAAACAATGAATCAAGAGCTTGCACAAAGAGCAGTTGCATCTGCAGAAGAATATAAGAGACAGAAAGCAGCAGCTTTACAACCTAGTGGTCTTCAGATGGGTGCATTAGGAAAACCTGATGGATATATGCCACCTACAGGTTATTCTGCCTTTAACAGAGTTTAAATATAAGCTTCAGTTTTATGAAAGCTGTTATAGATACTATTAAAAATATTATTTCTCCAGAACAAAACTGGAGTAAGTTTTTAATGAAGATTATAGGTGTAGGAGTAGTAGCCGGTATAGGGTTTACAGGATATCAAATATACACTGGTTCCCAAGAAGAGGAAAAAGGACCCGATGATTCTATTGAAGTTATCTTTGAGGAGAAACCAGAGAAGAAATTAGAAGTAGAAGAGATATTAAATGATTTAACTAGAAGTAATAGAGATATTAGTTCCGTATGGTTATATGACTGGCCTGATGCACGAAATATAGTACCTGTTTTTAATTCACCACGAAACTCTAGAGATCCTTTACCAAGCGGATATTGGATGCCTGGTGATGAAAGAGTTATTGGCAATTTTGTTCTTGGTTCTTGTACCAGATTGGATAGAAAGTTTCCTAATGCCGCTTGCCCCATTATGGGGAAGGAGGATGCATGGGGAGTTCTTGTAGTTGAGTATACTAAAGCTCCAGAAGATGATCCTTTGTGTATTTTGCCTCAGAAGTCATGTGTAAGACCTGCGAAAGTAGCTTCTATGAAAATTAGTGAAACACTTTATTTATTACCTGATTAGGCTAGGTAGTTATCAAACTTATATAATCTAGTTTATTAAGTCTTGTTATAATTCTTATAATGGAATTTATTTTCCAGTTCTAGAGGATTCATTCCTCAGGTATCAACAGCTTCGTGCTGTATAACCAAAACGTCTAATGTTTATAGATAACGATTTCCCGAAACTTCTCGGAGCGGAATTGTATCGTCCCCATCCAGCTTACATCGTGGAAATGGCTTCCGAGCCAGTAGTAGTACATGATTTTACTAAGCAGCCTGGTCAGACTGTACAGCTAGACCGCTACAGATTCTTCGGCAATCCTGGAACAAAGACTAGCCGTGAGCGTACTCAGGATCAAACCATAGGTACAGCTAACAGCAGATCTATTGTCAAGGACAAGGTTCTTGTATCTCTTCGTGAGTACACAGGCCCAGCCGATCCAAACAACACAAATCTTCCTAGCACATTCAAGATTGCTAGAGAGACCTTGATGACAGCACAGCGTTTGCTGCTTGATACTGGGAACCTTAATATGTTCCACCAGTCAATCGGTAGTTTAACTCTGTTAGATGACTACCGTCGTTGGAGAGATAGAGTCTTCATTGATGAACTCTTTAAGAGTGAGTCAAGAGGCCAATCTTCTGATTCACAAGGTGGATACTACTATCCAAACGGAAAAGCAAAAACAAACTCAACTACTCTTACTGCATACACAGCTACAGAATATGCTTCTGAGCGCTTTAAGTTCAACGTAAAAACTGACCTTTTAGAAGTTGTAAAGAGTTTACGTAAGCGTCACGTACCTGTCTTTGAAGACGGATACTACAGATGTATCGCTGACCCTTCATTCATGAAGGATCTACGTGCAGACCAAGGCTTCCGTGAAGTTGCTCGTTACCCTGGAATGCCTGGACAAGGTTCTCCTTTGATGGGTGCTGGACAACCTAACCAAGCTATCTACGCTGGTGGTCAATTTGGCCAAGCCCAGTTTGTAGGTGGAGAGCCAGTCATGCCAAGCGGTTTCGTGTTCGAGGGAGTAAGATTCTTTGAGTCTACAAACTTCCCTGCTAAAACTATTACTGCTGATATCGGTGATGGTAATGGCGCAGGTTCCAAAACTACTCCTGCTGGATTGTTCTTCGGTCCTCAGGCTATCGGTGTAGGTATTGGTGGTCCAAACGCTCAAGTTCTAATTAATAACAACGACGACTTCAGCAGATTTATTATTCTGATCTGGCAGTTGTACGCTGGTTTTGCGAACTTGAACAAGGACTTCATCACTACAGCCTTCACAGTGGCTGAGTAAGGAGGTATAACTAATGGCAACTTACAAATCTTCCGCTGGAGCTATTCTTCAGCCAGGTAACCAGATCAACCGTCTGTCCTCATACAACGATGAAGGTGTATTTGGATGGCCTGGGGTTGAAGCATTTGAACTTATCGGTTATGCAAAGGTATCTAACCTTGCAGCTGCTAAAGCTTCATACAAGAGCTTTGACTTAACAGTTCCTTCACCAGATCGCCGTGTAGGTGATCGTGTACGTAATGACCGTACAAGCCTCGTAGTACAAGCTGACGCAGCGCGTCCTGCATATGTCTATGGTGCTTCTATTTGCGTTGCACAAGATGTACCATCTGCTGCACAGGACAGAGCAGGTTTTCCTGCAGCCCCTGTAACAGCTGATCTACTTGGTACCAACACTGAGGTTCTTCTTCTAGGACCTGACAATGGTGGTAATCCATATGGTATTCCTGCAGCTCCTATTAATGGATTGAAAGCAGCTTCTGCAAGTCTTTCTATTGGTGCTTCTGGAATTGCTCAAGGTACATCTGACACAACAGATGGAAACCTACCTTTCCTCAGAGTGATCGGTACATCATATACGCAAGCTGATTTTGCGGATGCAATGATGTATCAGACAACTTCTGATCTTACTTTCAAGGTTTACAACGTAAACGCTACTACTAACACAACACCAACTGGTGATGGTGTTTATATTAGCCAAGACGATTCTGACGCTGGTCGCGAAGCATACATCGTATGTCGCGTGAACTATCTACGTCCTGCTGCTGCTGTATCTTGGAATGATGTTCAAGGCTTTATTGACTTTGCATCACAAGTAGGTGGAAACGACGAGTAATATTTCTTACTCTTAAGAGAATCAAGCGGGTCCTTGTGGCTCGCTTTTTTCTTGTCTATACTTAATAAGATTTTTAACTTGTTATGCAATTTATTACAATGATGTTAATTGTTGGTGTTACTTTAACTATTTTTGGAATGTTTATGAATAATTCTCATCCAAACCATCCAAAGTAAAGTTGAAATCAAAGGTAGACACTGGTATGCTAATCAGAGGTTAACAATCAAGTTATGTTGTATCAGTACAGACCTACAGGTGGTTTAGTTGAAGTTGTATCTCAACATGGCGAAGGAGTTATGATGTGCGTAGATGCACAAGATGAAGTCATATATGCGGATGAGACAGATTTAATCCCCCAATTAGATGCTACTAATGAGAAGATTAGGACAGAAGAAAGACTTACTGCAGAATTAAAAGCTGAAGGAGCTAGTCCAGATAAGCCAACACCCCGTGAAAGTTTTCCAATTGATGTTCGTGTAAATATTAATACAGCGAGTGCTCGCCAGATAGCAGATGCATTGCCTGGAGTAGGTTTAAAGACTGCAAGAGATATAAAAGATTTACAAACGACATGTTCTGGAGAGCGTTTTCAAAAGCTAGAACAACTACGTTCAATTAAACGAGTAGACTGGGATACAATTTTTGGTGAAAATCTCGTGCGTGTGGATTAAAAACGTTCGTTCTGATGGTTGGAGAGGGGACGATGGGGAGAACCTATATAAAGTAAACTAGGGAAAGGATTACCTGTTATTAGTTAATGAAGCTTGATACTTTTTTAAAGTCTAAGGTTAGGTGGCACTTAGGCTATAACTTAACTTCTGTACCTGCTGGTGACCAAGGTCGTCTTGAAGAAGCGTTAGATAATATTCAAGATTCTTATTGGTATGACAAAATTGTTGAACAAGTTAGTCGTTGTGATGAAGCTGAAAAACGAACTGATATGACAGGAAGTGTGAACAATTTTTCACCTCCTAAAGGTCGTATTGAAAGTATTGCTGGAGATGTTGATCGTACAATTTCAACTTCGGATTTTAAAGATACGTTAAAAACTTGGACACAAATTTATTTATATGAGACAGATAGATTAGCTCTTCATTTATATGTACCAAACTATAGAAATCCAGAGCAGGCTAGATATAGATTTAATAGAGAAGGTGCTGAATTTATTCAAGCATTACCTGGTCCAGCTGATGTAGCTGTAGGTACCAGACTTGTTTTAGAAACTAATTATCGATAGTGTTTTCCCTGTTATTCTTAGTAATAGGTCAACTAAAATTTCATGGCTATAACTTATTTTCAAGACACTATTTTTCAAACTGATAGTGCTTTATCAGCTATTGGTGTTGGTACCGCTTTACGAGTAGCTGTAAACAATACTTTTAACACAAAAGACTATACTCTTATGGTTACTGTTGCCACCATAAATACTAATGTAAAAGTTAGTTTAGAAGGAAGTATTGATGGAATAAATTATGCAGAGATTATTGAAGAAAAGACAATAACTGCTAATGGGAATTATGCTTACAACGTTGCAAATACTCCTGTTAGATGGATTAGGCCAAGATTTATTTCAGAAACTGGAGGAACTGATGCCACTGTAGTCTTCAGTGTAGCGGCTTCTTAAAATGTCTATACGTCCTACTACCAAGTTAGGTTATAGAGAAGGAATAAGACCTCACCGTTGGAGAGTAAGAAATCCCTATGAAAGAGAATATGGCGGTGGTGAAAAATTTAGTAGTTCGAGAGAGCCAAGACGATATGCAGGAACTAAATTAGGAGTTGATTTAAGATCATGAGAATGGCTGCTATCGGTTCTATTATTCCAAATTACAAAGCTGCTCCCCATGGCATAGGTTATTCAGATAAAGCTGTAAGACCACAAGATTTAGGAGTTTGGGAGACATTTGAGACTATGTCAAATTGGGAAACTTTTCCTCGTGATTGGACTCATGTACAGAGTTACTTTTAACTGTAAAAAACTCTTCCGTTATAATAGATTTTAAATCTACTAGTAAATAAACGTGTCAAGCAGTAGTTCAAATAAACAGCCATTAATGGTAGATCGTCCAGCGACAACATCTACCCTCGTAACTGTTGCAGCTGGTCAGAGTTTTGGTACAAGTTTTACGCCAACAGCGGTTGGTAATGCGGTAAAAGTTTTTGATGCAGACTCTTCTTTAACAGATACGTCTATTAGTGGTGCATATATTGATGAGATCTGGTTCCAATACGGGAAACATGAAGTTGAATTTATGGCGCCTAGTGCTGGAACTTTAGGTACTTATTCTGCTAATACAACAACTTGTACAGTTACTATTACTGCTGGTCACCATATAAAGGTAGGACAGGAAGTTAAATTAGATTTTACAACTTATAGCGGAGGAGCTGTACCTGTTGATAATACTTTTACTGTTATTAAGACAACTGCTACAACTTTTGATGTAACAATACCTTCTCAAGGTGCTATTACTGGTAACGTTACTGTTTATCAACCCACTTTATTTTGTTTTTATTTAGTAAGTACTGGAACTGTTACAAATACAAACCAATTCTTCCCATTATTTACTGCGAGTATTGATTCTGTAGCTTCTAAACAAAATTATAGTTTAACTTTAAATGAAGATCTACCTTTTATTAATCATCCAGTAGTTCAAGCAGGTTCTAATTTTGTTACTGCAAATAATGAGGTAGCTCCAAAACAACGTGGTCTTATGTTAAAAAGAGGTCAGGCTTTATACGTAGCAGCTAATGGGTCTACGGCATTAACAACTGGTTTCTATTGTAATCTTCAAGGTGGTTATTATTAAAGATAATGCCTTTTGGCGCGAAAGGATTTAGTAATCCATCTAAATTAGGTTTTAATACTAAATTTTCAAGGAAATTTGAAGATGAGGATCAATTTAATAAACCTGCAAATTGGGAAAAAGATAGTCAGCCTTTTGGTATAGCTAGGAAAACAAAAAATTATAAAAATAGTGAAGTTGCTTTTTATAATACTGATTCTTTATGGTCTCGTTGGAGAAGAGGTTATGAATTATATACTGCAACTCAAAGTTTTTTAGGTTCAACTGCTTCTGAAAGAAGTAAAAGAGGAGATTATCGAGTTTATTTTACTTTTCAACAGTATCCAGGTGTATTTATACCTGCTCGTATCTATACTTTTCCTTCTGTAAATCAAGAATTAGGTGAGCAACTAGTAGGTATGAGAGATACTGATGCTTTTAGTTTTTATGAGCACGGATTACCGATCTTGGCGGTTAGATACTTAGGAAATGTGGCTAGTGGAACTTATAATCAAACAGGTACTACGTTGGTAATTACAAAGCAAGATCATGGTCTATATCCAGGAGAGAATGTCTATTTAGATATTCAATCTGGAGGAGGGGTTGATGCCACTTTAACTATTGTTAGTACAACACAAAATACATTTACAGTTACAACTTCAGCAGCAAATGTCAGCGGAAATCTTAATTATTATTTATCGACTACTTTTGGGGATTCGCGTTGGACTGCTATTAGAGTTCGCATTCGCTATATCCCTACAGACGTTACTCTCTTTGCAGGGGAACGTTTAGCAGATAGGATAGTTGAAAAAGATCCTGGTATCAGCTCTACTTATGCCAGAGTCGGTTCTACTGTTACAGTTACATGTAGTTCTGCTCATGGTTTATCTACAGGGAATAAAGTATATCTTGATATAAGTACTGGTAATGTTTTATCTGGAAGATATACAATTACTGTTTTAAATACAACAGAATTTACTGTAACTACTATAGGTAGCGGTAATACTAATGGAAATTTAATTTTAAGTAGATTATTACGTGGTCGTCGTTATGATGATTATGTTGGGTATACAGTTACGAGTATAGATGCTTCAAATAATGAGATAGTTTTTCAAAGAAAAGATAGTTATGGAGCTACTACTACAAATAGTATTACAAAAACAGTTGTACCTGCTCATCGTGGTTTTGCCGTTGGGAGGTATTTAACGACAGAATTACGTTGGCAATGCTCTTGTCAAGATTTTTCACGTCGTGATAGTTACGATTTATATAGTGAATTAACAAGAGAACGTTTTCCAACAACCTCGGTACGTTCAATTAAACCAGGTCAAGTTTTACAACCTGATGGAACTTATAGCGATGAAAGAGATATTCCAGGTACATTTAGAGATTTAGGTTTTGTTACTATTAATAATTTTTATCAGCTACCTGAATATGAAGATACAAGTGGAAATGATACAGCTAATTTAATGTATTACCAATTACGGTGGTGCAAGCATATTTATGCCGCCATGTTTGCTTTGAAGCATGACGAAGGTAACGATCCTATTAATTTAACAGGGTCTTATCTTCAAAATGGTCCAAATATTACTATTGATGCTGTTGGGCATAATTTAGAAGTAAATACTAAAATTGAAATAACTTTTATTAGTGGAAATGCTGTATCTGGTGAATATACGATTACGTCTGTACCTACTTTAGATAGTTTTGTTGTTGTTTATCCTTTTAGCAACTTAACAAGTGGCTATTGCACGATTAGTAACTTAAAAAAACATGACTACGTAGGTGCTTGGTTAAATGAACCAAGTGATAAACCAATTGGAGAGGGTTTAGAACGTTTTGAACGTAAATTTGAGAAAGAAAAAGAAAAATTACAGGATGCAGTAGAGACTTTATTACTTGTTAAACAAAATACTCGTTGGAGTGGTCAAAAAGAAATTATAGGTAATCGTGGATTACCTCAATCAATTGCGGATTTCGATCCATCTTTTCTTGCAATGACACTTACAGATAGTGTGAAGCGAGATGCTGATGGGAAGTTAAGTAGATCAGGTAAAGCAGCTAATTTAACAAATAGAATGATTACCTTGGTTAATAAGTTATTTAATAAAGTACCTAATTTATTACAGGACGTAAAACTAGGTATTATTAACAAGCCTCTAGATGAGTATATAACTGATTTTGAATCAGGGTTAATTGATGGAGGGGAATATGTAAGTGGACAGCTAACGGAAGATACAGCTACTGTAAGTATTATTGATTCTTCAACATATTCACCTTTAACAGATCAAGATACTGTTGTAGATGCTGATCTTTATATTAATATCTAAGTATGGCTGTACAAATTTTATCTAGGCGTTCCAGTGTATTACATGACCGTCCCTTCCCTACCCGTCTTGGCACTGCTGAGTTGGCTATTAATAACAATGCAGGTCAGCCCGGACTCTTTTTCGCTGATAATACAGCTTCTCCTGCTACAGGCTTAGTAAAAGTTGGACCTATATCTGTAGGTACCACTACTCCTAATGCCGTGGCTGCAGGTTTTACTGGGAATAGTAAAGGTGAATCTTGGTTAGACACTAATAGTACGCATATTTTAAAGGTTTATGACGGTGCTAATTGGCAAATGATAAAAGCAGTAGCTTCGATTTCAGCAGGTGTGCCAGCAAATCCAGTTGATGGACAACTCCATTACAATAAAAGTACAAACAAATTAGTTATTTACGACTTAACTGCTAGTGCTTGGGTAAATATTGGACCTTAACTTTTAGCTAATAAATGATCAAGTATTCTATCCAGTTTTGTATGGACAGCTTGCATCTCTCGTAGAAAATCTTCTTTCAAAACGTAGTCATGAATTACTTCATTTTTTAGTTTATCAAGATTACTCTCTATGTTATAAAATCTTCTATCTAATTTCTTATTAAATTTCCCTAAAGCTTGTGTTAAGCCAGCAAAAACACCAATACTTCCAGAAATAACAGCAGCGATCAGTTCTACTTCCACTTTTACTACCTTTTTCTTTATTCTAAAGGGTTTTTACATTTTAAAATATTAAATAGTTAAGAGATAAGTATGGCAACAGGATATGAACCAAATGTAGAGGGTGCTATTACGGTCTTAATTGATTTAATGACTGCTAATAACTTTACAATGACTCGTCAACCCTATGAACCTAATTATCGAGGGTTAGTAGACGCAATTATTGATGTAAAAGATGGATTTCCTGTTTTTTCACCGACTCGTGTCGGTTTTGACGTTACAGCCTTTGAATCTGTAGCAGATGGTGATGCTGTTTACATGAGATCTAGTGATGGGAAAGTTGGAAAAGCTAGTGCTGCAAATGGATCTCTTGAAAATGCACATGTTGTAGGTTTTGCAGATGCTGCGGCTTCTTCTGGGAGTGACGTTAAAGTTTTAGTAGCTGGAATGAAAACAATCTCTGGAATTGATCCTGGAGATTTGTATTTTTTAAGTCCTACAACTGCTGGAGCTATCACAACAACTGCACCCACTGGTTCTGGACAAGCTGTTACAAGAGTTGGAGAAGGAGCTACGTCTACTTCTTTTAGTATTTATGTTGAACCTCCAGTGAAGTTAGCATAATGTCTGGAACAAGTAATTATCAACCATATGAGCCTAATTCTCTTGGATTTACAGAAGCTCTTATTGATTTAAAGGATACATTAGCTGGTAGAACTGTTTATTCTGTTGCTGGCTTTGAATCTCTTGCCTTTGAGAATGTTACTCAAGGACAGCCCTTATATGCAAGGAGTAGTGATGGAAAGTTAGGTTTAGCCAGAGCAGCTGGCACTGCGGATGAAGCAAGAGTTGTTGGTTTCGCACAAACTAGTAAATCGGTAGGTGAAACAGTTAGATGTTTAGTTTTTGGTACTTTAGCGACTTCAGGATTGGATGCTGGAGAACTTTATTTTCTTAGTACGGGTTATGGAGGTATAACAACTACTCCACCTTCTGGATCAGGACAATATATGACAAGAGTTGGTGAGTCAATATCAGGTGCTTCTTTGCACGTAAGTTTAGAACCCCCAGTTAAGGTTGGTTAAAATTAAGACATGGCAACAAGAAAATCTCTAGTAATAGTTAGTGGTCTGTTTCAGGAGTTAAATACTTCTTCAGATAAATTAGATCTTGGTGGTAATTCATCAAGTGATATACCTGAGGGTACTAATCTTTATTACACAAATGCACGAGCTAGAGGCGCTGTTTCTGTTACAGATTCAGGTGGCTTAGGTAGTTTAGCTTATAACAACAGTACAGGTGTTATTACATACAATGGACCATCTACTTCAGATGTTACAAGTGCCATTTCTGTCGCTAGTGGATCTGGTTTAACGATTAGTTCTGGAGAAATAGGTACAAACGCTATACCTAATAGTCAATTAGCTAATAGTTCCGTAACTGTTGGTAGTACATCTATTAATTTAGGTGCTACAGCATCAACACTTGCTGGACTGACTTCATTAACAGCTACTACTCTTTATTCAGGAGTAGCTGATGCTGCAAACTCAATATCAATAGCTAATGGAAATATAGTTTTTGAAGGATCAACTGCTAATGGTTATGAAACAATTTTGACAGCAGCGGATGCAACTGCTGATCGTACTCTTACATTACCAAATGAGACAGGTACTCTTTTAACGACAGCTTCTACTATTACCCCAACAGTTAATTCTTTAACTATCGGTAGTACATCTATAACGTTAGGAGCCACCGCATCAACAATTGCTGGTTTAACTTCATTAACAGCTACGACTCTCTATGCAGGAACTGATGGTGCTGCTAACGCAGTATCTATAGGAACTTCTGGTTTAGTTTTTGAAGGTTCAACAGCAGATGGTTATGAAACCACTATTAATGTTTTGAATGCAACTGCTGATAGAGCAATTAATTTCCCTAATGCTGGTGGAACTGTCGCTTTATTAAGTTCGTTAAGTGTTGCAGGTGGCTCAGGACTTACATATAACTCATCTACAGGTGCATTTGGCACCAGTTCTATTCCTAATGCTCAATTAGCAAACAGCACGGTTACAATAGGTAGTACATCTGTTGCTTTAGGAGGAACAGCTTCAACAATTTCAGGGTTAACTTCATTTACTTGTAACGCCATAGTTACTAATGATAATGGTTTTAGGATTAGAGATAATTCTGACAATACAAAGCAATTAGCTTTTGAATGTTCGGGTATATCGGGTAGCACCACTCGAACGTTAACGGCACCTAACGATTCAGGGACAATCTCTACTGAAAGTTTTGCCACCGCAATAGCAGTTGCATTAGGATAGTCTTATGTCAACCCAAGTACAATTCCGAAGAGGCACTACAGGTGAAACTGGTAGTTTTATTGGTGCTGTAGGCGAAGTTACAGTTAATACTTCTCTTAATACATGTGTCATACATGATGGATCAACTCCAGGTGGTTTTTCTTTATTAAGAAGTGATGGAAGTAATGCCTCATTACTAGCAGGATCAGCAGGAAGCCCTACTTTAAGCTTTGTGGGTGATACCAACACTGGATTATTTTCTGGTGGTCCTGATCAGGTAGGACTATCTACTGGAGGTAGTGCTAGGCTTACAATAGACTCATCGGGTGTTGTTACTTTTTCAGGAAATGTATCCATTAGTGGAGACTTATCTGTAACAGGATTATACCCAGACAACCTCGCTCTCATTGTCGCTCTAAGTTGATATGGCAAATACCTTCAAACAAGCTACAAAATCCAGTCTCGTTACAGATGCTATTAGTTCGACTAATACAAATATTCTTACTACTGGAGGCTCTTCTACGCTTATTCTTCTTAGTACTCTGGTCGCTAATAAGACATCGTCGAGTGTAAATATAGATCTTTATATAGTCCCTAATAGTGGTGATGCTGTGTATCTTTTAAAAGATGTACCAGTACCAGCAGGATCTTCTTTAGAATTTATAAGTGGGAGTAAAATTATTCTAGAGTCTAGCGATGTTTTAAGAGCTAGATGTAATACAGGAAGTGCTGCAGACATCACTGTTAGCTACTTAGATCAAACTTAAAATTATGGGATTAACACTTGTCGGTGATATTGCTTCTCTCCAGGCTCAATTTACAGCCATAAAAGAAGAGATTGATAAACAATTTGATAAAACTATATTAAATTTAGAAGAAACTAGTTGGGCAATTATTCGTAAAAAAAGAGATTTCTTATTAAGAACTACTGATTGGACAATGATTCCAGGTTGCACTGTAGATCAATCAGCTTGGGCCGCCTATAGACAATCATTAAGAGATGTACCTCAAACATATCGAGTTGAGGGTTACGATGCTGTTAGATGGCCTACACAGCCGTCTACAAAAGGACCTAATACTGATTAAGTCTGTATAAGGGCAGAATACAATAGAAGATAATAAGTTATTAAACACTAAAGATGTATATTGGGAATGATCTTCAGGTTGCCTATCCTAGTTATAAAATAATTGATGATATCAGTTCAAGTTTTAATGGCAGTAATACTTCATTTGCTTTACAGGTAGGCGGTTCAACTCCTGTTCCTTTTCCTATTAACACACAACAGGTAATGATATCTGTTAATGGTGTTATACAGGAACCTGATCCTACTGGCAGCGCTGGTTTTAAATTACAAGGTTCAAATATAGTATTTAGCTCTGCGCCAGCTAATGGCCATGCTTTTTTTGGAGTAATTAATGCAGGTGCTGATTATGTATCTGCAGGTGCAGATTTTCCAAATGGTACTGTTGGTTCTCCAAGTCTTACTTTTACTAATGATCTAGATACAGGATTTTATCGAGTTGGCTCTGGTTCTGTAGGTTTTAGTTCTAACGGTGTTTTAACTTCAAATTTTGATGGTAATGGTTTAACGATAACTGGTACCTGTACTGCTACTACTTTTAGTGGTAATGGTGCTTCTATAACTCATTTAGATTTAGCCGATGCAACTAACACTGGAACAATACCTGTAGCAAGACTTGGTTCAGGTGCAACTTCTTCTAAATTTTTAAGAGGTGACAACAGTTGGCAGACAGTTAGCGGAACAACAATCAATAACAACTCAAACAATCGAGTTATTACTGGTTCAGCATCCAGCAATACTTTAGAAGCTGAGGCAGACCTTACTTTTTCAAGTGGCAAGCTTGATATTGGTGGTAGTGATACTGTAAAACTAAACCTTATAGGAGCTAATAACCCAACAATAGATTTTAAAGAGGGTAGTACTCAAAAGGGTTATCTTCGATGGAATGCTAGTGGATATATGCAGTGGAAAAATGATGCAGATTCTTCAGAAATAAGACTTAAAGATGATCTTCAATTTAGTACTGATGGTTCAACTTTTTATTCAATTTTAAATAGTAATAGTAATTTAAATGCAAGTAAATTAACTTCTGGAACAGTAGGAACAGCTCGTCTTGGTAGCGGGAGTGCCTCATCGTCAACTTTCTTGAGGGGCGATGGATCGTGGGCTGCTGCTGGTGGTGGTACGACTTCTACTAGTAATCAAAATTTATACACCTCCTCCGCTGGAAATAGTGATGGTGGTACATATAACATCTCTCTTGGATATCAATCAGGTAATGCTTTAGCTAGTGGAGGCAATTATAACATTAGTTTAGGAAGAGAATCTGGTAAAGCTATAACTACAGGTGACATGAATGTTGCTATAGGATATACCGCTGGATATAACATTACAACTGGTGGTAGTAACATAGCAATTGGAAATTATTCTATGCTTAATAATTCCAATACAGGGAACTTTAATGTTGGTATAGGAAGTAGTGCATTAAGGAGTTTTACTAGTGGTGAAGATAACGTTGCTATTGGACAAGATGCTGGTTATAACCTAACGAACGTATCTAATAATGTTCTCGTAGGAAAAAACGCTGGATATAGCTCTACAACTGGCACCCAGAACGTAATTGTTGGTAATTATGCAGGAGCAATGGGTTCAACTGCTAGTCAGAACAGCTTTTTTGGATATCAAGCAGGTACTGATGTTAGTACTGGAACTTATAATACTTGTATAGGATATCAAGCTGGAAATCAAGGATCAAATGATATAACATCTGGTTCTAATAATACTGTAATTGGTCATGCAGCTTCAGCTTCAGCTTCAACTATATCTAATGAAATAACTTTAGGTAATACATCTATAACCAAATTCCGTATTCCTGGAATTAACTTTGTATTAAAAGATAACGGTGGGACACCTACTACTGGTCAAGTATTAACAGCAGACGGAAGTGGCGAAGGTTATTGGGCTGCTGCTGCTGCTGGTGTTTCTTCAGATGCTCAGTACAACACTGTTGGTGGTACCAACGCTGGAAATAGCTTTAGTGGTACATCTGCACTTTCTAACACCTTGTTCGGTTATAACGCTGGAACAGCAATAACATCTGGTGATTTTAATACGGTAGTAGGTAAAGGCGCTGGTATGGCTATAACAACAGGCTCATACAATACTACAATTGGTGAGGGTAGTGCACTTAATTTAACTACAGCTCTTTCCAATGTTGGGTTAGGACATGGCACACTTAACACGGTACAAACTGGAAATGAAAATACAGCACTAGGTACTTTAGCTGGACAAAGTATAACTACTGGACAATATAATATCTGTGTCGGTGGAAATTCCTATGGACCTACGACAGGTCAAGGCAATATTGGAATAGGTAGACTTACAGGTCAAAGCTTGACTACTGGTAATTGGAATATATGCATTGGTCATGCTGCTGGGAATACGCTTACTACAGGAACAAATAATATTCTTCTCGGTGAATATTCTGCTCCAAGTTCAGTTACAGTTAGTAATGAAATAACGCTTGGAAATACGTCTACAACCAAGTTTAGAGTTCCTGGACTTAACTTTTCAATCAAAGATTCAACGGCTACTGATAATTATGTTTTAACAGTTGATGCAAATGGTGACGCTGGTTGGGAAGCTGCTGCTGGTAGTGTCAATTCAGATGCTCAGGAAAACACGGTTGGAGGTACAAATGCAGGAGATAGTTTTAGTGGCACATCTGCAACTGAGAACACTTTGTTTGGATATGACGCTGGAACAGCAATAACAACTGGAGATTGCAATACATGTTCTGGACACTCATCTGGAAAAGCTTTAACAACTGCTTATAATAATACTGCAATTGGTCATGATGCTTTAAAAACTGGAACAACTGCTAATAATAATACTTCAATTGGTCATACAGCTGGAGAATATATAACTACTGGAACATACAATGTTAGTTTAGGATCTAGTGCAGGTTCCAACGTTACAACTGGATCTTACAATCTTTCTATGGGGTATATGAGTGGTAAGTGTACTACTGGCTCTTATAATATTGCTTTTGGTTTTAATACGATGTACCAATCTGCAGATGGACCTAGTTATAATGTAGCTATTGGTTATCAATCAGGATATTATATCAGTGCTACTGGAGGAGGAGATAACGGTAAAGGTAATACGTTTGTAGGACAAAATTCAGGAACAGGTGTGACTACAGGTCATAACAACTTATTATTAGGTTTCAACGCCGGATATAGTGCAAACCCTGCTGGTTATATTTCAACTGGTAGTGACATAGTATGTCTCGGTGATAACAGTATTACTAACTTGTATTGTGCTGATACAACTATATCCTCATCTGATAAACGAGATAAAACAGACGTTACTGACTTTACCCACGGTTTAAAGTGGATTGAACAGTTAAAACCAATAACCTATAGATGGGATAAGAGAACTTGGTATAGCGAATATAACGAAGATGGTACTGTTAAAACCGAAGGTACTCCAGACGGTTCAAAGAAAAGAGCACGACAACATATTGGTTTCTTAGCACAAGATGTACTAGCAATAGAACAAGCTGATGGCTTTGCTAGTAAGAAAGACGACATGCTCATAGTCAATCTAAATGAAGATGACACAGCTTATGGTCTTAAGTATGAGAGGTTAGTACCAGTTCTCGTTAACGCTATTAAAGAATTATCAGCAAAAGTAACAGCTTTAGAAGCTAAAGTAGCATAAAATGGTTTACAATATAAGTATCAAATAATTTTAATCAGATGGCTGAAAGAACTGCAGATGAAGTTGCACAAATTTTCAAAGCAGCAGGTGATAGTGTTACTTTGATAAATTCTGACACAGCTAAAGAATCTAATGAAACCGAGCAAGAGTGGAAGGATCGTATTAAAAGAAATACTGATCACTTAGAGCTTATTAAAGCCTATAAAAAAGAAGATGGAACAACTTCAATATGGACATCAGAAGATTTTACTGCAATAGATGCAGCGGTTACTGCAGGTAAAGCGCGTATAGCTTAAATTAGATAAAAATAGTTAATAAAATTAAGATAGATTAGGAATAAAGTTAAGTACTCATACAATTAAACAGAATCTACAGGTATTAAAATGCAAAAGATAATTAATGTACTTTCTATTACGGCTTTCGTTATATCTGCTTCCATTGCTGGTACTGGTATTTACGTATATGCAAATAAGGATGCACTCATAGAAAGTGCTAAGGAAAAGCTTATGAAACAAGCAGGAGAAGCAGCAGCTGGAGCAGTATTAAAGAATTTACCAACTTCATCCTTGCCTAGCTCTACAGGATTAGCTATACCTCCTTTCTAATGGAGAAAATTCCTGATATAACCATCGGGACTAATATACATATTAGAAACCCTCAGGTAGCTCGTATACCTGAGTTTTATTTTCCCTTAACTTATTCAACTCCTCAATCTCCTCCCGTCAGTCTTCTTTTAGGTACTCCAATTATTGATTTACCTGGTTGTGTTGAATATAACAGGGCAAATAAAGAATCAAAAAATTTAGTTGATGATGATCCAAAAGGTAATGTAGTTTTATGTGATGGCTCGATGCCAAGTTTTAATTCGATTGATTTTGAGCCTGAACAAATAGTCCCTACAAAAAAAGCTAAAGTACCTGTTATACCTAATACTGAAACTCCAAAAAAAGAAGAAAAAAAAGAAAAAGATAGTAATGAGGATTCACTTAATTCTCCTAATACAGAGGATTATGATATTAATTCTGCAAATATTATCTGCCCACCTAGAGAAGCTCCTGTAATAGGAACTTTAATTGAGGGAGGAAAAAGAGAAATTAGTGGCTATGAGATTCAAAACAATAGATGTGTAACTCTTTATGAAGAAGTACCTATTATTAATCAAGTTGTGGCAGCGTTACCTAGCACAGGAGCCGTAACAACTACTGCATCTATTGCGGTTGTTGCGACTTCATCTGCCCTACTTGCCAAACCCCTAGCGGATATTCTTCTGAAGGTGATAAAACCGACGATAAAGACTTTAATGAAGAAGATTCAGAAGTTGAGAGGGAAGCCTCCGAAAGTGGAGTCTCGAATGGAACGGATTCTTGCTCAGAGGGATCGGAATCGGGCAATACGGACTTTACGGACTGCTCTGAAGAAATAGTATGTTTATGTTGTTGAATAACATTTACATTCTGCACAACAATATCTGCACAAATAGAAGCGTAAGGTGACTTGGGATGAAAAGTTACACCTAATTTTGTCTGCTCTCCACAATGTTTTAGTCTTGCCATTTCAAAATCTAAACGTTTATTAGCTAATAACTGTTCATTTAAATTTGTTTGTGTTGCCGCTGCTTTAAGACATCCTCTTTGTAAACGTCTATCAAGTGGTACGGATAAAGTAGCAGATAAACCTAAACTAATGTTGCTATTTTGTTTTTGTCCTGTTCTTGTAGGCATATAGTAAAGAACATCTCCAGGATTTGCTAAATTACCATCAACATCAGTAGATGTATCGTATACCGGGTCGTTATAATATTCTTCATATGGTGTCTTAAAAGAATGTAGACCAGTCAAAAACGGCGTAAAATTAAGCGTAGGTCCTTGGCATGACACGCCTCCACCATAAGTATTAGTTATATATGGACCTTGTAAAACTTGGATGGCCTGGTTAGTCACTGACCCGGAACTATTGGCTATAGGATTAGCAGTAGCTGATACCCCACCTACTGTTTCTGCTTTTGAGGTATATAAAAAATTATTAGCTCCAATTAATAGTATTAATAGGTACCTTATTGACTGAAAGTTGAGACTGTGTCTGTCATGCTCGTCATTTCTGTCGTACGATTTATTATGGTTTGATTGACCATCCCTGGTTGAGATAGGGTTGTGGTGAATTGCCATGATTGGTCAGGATTTTTTACAGAAAAGTTCGGTACATTATTTGCATCTAACGAACTCCATGTTGTTGTCACACCATCCATGGTATTACTTACCGAAGTTGATGGCGGTAATAGCGTAGCACCATCAGCTTTTATATTCGTTCCTGTGACTGTATATTCCCATCCAGTTTGATAGTCTATTGAATTTATAACCTCTGTGACTTTTGTAGTCGTCTCAGTATGGCTGGTCATAGACCCGGATTGGAAATTAGGGACCACAGGGACTGCATTTGCACCTGTTGGTAGGAATAAAAACAACCCTAAAAGCCATTTCATAATTAATCAACTACGACTTCTGAGACGAATTGTCCAGTTGCGGTGGTGCCAGCTCCTCCAGCTGTCAGTGTCATTACACCTGCAGAAGTAATTGTTCCTGCTAAAGTCCCTGCTACACCTCCAGATTGAGTAGTTGTATTACCATAGGAAGGCATGTCGGCAACAACTCCACTGGTCACGTCCACACCACTCCCTATTGCTGCAATTCCGTCTCCTTGAAGAAAACTTTCCGAAAATGAGAACGCCGACCCGGCGGTATTGACTTCATAAGTTCCAGATTTCATGGTTGCAGCAGCAGTAGCTGATCCATGAGTTAAACCACCGAAGACATCACTGTTTCCTGTACCTACCTTTATGTTGGTACCAGAAACGGTATAAGTACTTCCGATACGTTCTGCAGCTGTTGCTGCACCATTAACTGTGAGCTGTGTTGAAGTACTGAGTCGATGTGTTAAATCTGCACGAGCACTTGAAGCACTAAACAATATTATTATCGGCAATAATTTCCACATTTGACTAAGTAATTAGTGTGTTATTTTCTAAGTTTACTAAAGGGTAAACTTAGTAGGTATTGCTACTATATGATGACTGAAGATGTGACAAAGTCTCCTAAGACACCATCTGCAAAAGATGATTCAAAAAAGAACGTTTTTACAAAAATAAAAGAAGGTATTGATGATAAAGAAGAACAGTTAGTAATTTTGTCTACATTTGTGCGTCTGGGAGTTGTTGTTTGGAGCGGATTTATCATTTCTTTAAATTACATTACTTTGCCTGCATTTGGCGAACAAGCACCTAAAGATATAACTTTTGTAGCCTCAGTTTTTACCGGGGCTCTCGCTAGTTTTGGCCTTCAAACAGCATCTAAAAAAGGTGATGGAACGATGAAAATGGATAACAAAAAAGGAGGTGGTTTAGGTGATATTAGTAGAGCAGATTTTGAACGTTTAATTGAAAAGATGTCACAAGTAGGTCCGACTCAGACATTGCGTATTGAGCAAGCGCCTATTAAAATTACTACAGTAGATAACAAGACCTCTATCAAGTCTTAAATTTGAATGTATAGGAAGAGCAACATGAATTGGACAGCTCTCGGATTAGGTGCCTTTCTTGGAGTCTCAAATATTGGCTTGATGGGCTCTTTAATAAGCAAGGGCAGCTTACCTGTTGTTGATTTTCCAGTAGGTAGTTATACATCGTATGAGATGGAAGCTACCAAAGATGGTTACAAGATTAGATATAACGCCAATGATCCAAAAGTAATGATAAAAACAGAGAATGTTGTTAAACCTGCTAGTGGATTATTTAACAAAGGTGTTACAACTGTTGATTTGTATGAAGAATATACGATGAATGGGAAAGTTCATTTAGAGGGTGGTGACAACGCTTCTAAGCTTACAGCTAAAGAAATAGCGTGTATTAAGGCAGAAGGAGCTGGTGGCTCTACAGGAGGTGTTATAGGAGCTTCTGTAGGTGCTCAAGCAGCGCCTGCACTTTCAAATATTCCTATAATCGGATGGGTTGCTAGTGGATGGGCGACAATGTTTGGGCAAAAAACAGGGGCTAATCTTGGTGGAGATATAGCCAAAGCGATAGAAGGCTGTTAATGCCTATATTTCATCTTTCTGAAGCGGGTTTAGAGTTTATCCGTCTTTTTGAGGGTGCATATTTATCATCCGAAATAGTCAGTAGTTTAGAAAAAGAAGTTTCAGAATTAGTAACGGCTCCTATAAATCAAAATCAATTTGATGCTTTATTCTCATTTGCGTCAAATATGGGAATTGAACTTCTTTCTAATTCAAAATTACTAAAACGTATAAATGAGCTAGAAAACCCTTCTGAGGTTGCTGCAGAAGAATTGCATAAATGGAACAAAGAAGGTAGTAAGGTATTTCAAGGGCTTTCTAGGAGGCGTTCAGCAGAGTTAGAGCTGTTTTGCCATAAACCACCTGAATTTAAATGGGGTTGGGCATCTATAACATCTAAATGTCACACATATTTAAAAAAGCGTCCTGTACCTATTGGTGAACTTTCCTCTGATGAAACAGCAAAAATTTGTTCAAAACGTTTAATTCGACGTTGTCGTGTTATTGAAAGAACTGAAGGCCATACTTATTTAGAACTTGGCTTTGGTTTAGGAAAATGGTGGGTAGTAGATAAACATTGGGAAGGTTTGAAAACAGAAGTACGTATTTATCCATATACAAAAACTAATGATCTTTTACATTTAAGAGATTTTCCATATATGCATAGGCCAGAAGAAGAAAGTAACGGATGGGGGATTAGTCAATGTTGTGCTGTTGCCATGTGTTTAAAATACTTTGATGCCCCTGCTATTAATTGTATTAATGACTATATCAATATCGTTAATAAGTACGGAAGATTAAATTCTCGTCGAAATCACATAAAAGCAATGAATACTTTTGGTTTTTCAGCAACGTTTAATCATGTAACTGCTTCTGAAGACATAAAAGATAATATTAAACAAGGTTTACCAGTCATAGGAATTATTGCAGGACGTAGTATTCGCCAAGTAGGAGGTATGGCTCACAGTGTTGTTATTACTGGATACGATGACACTAATTGGTTAGTTCAAGACCCTTTTGGTGAATTAGATTTAACACTAGGTCGATACAAAGACAGGGGTGCTGATGCTGGTAGAAATGTTTTTTACAATCAAGAGTTGTTGAATAAACGCCTTTCTGTAGGAGGAGGTGTAGATGGTTGGTGTTGGTTAAATTTTCGTAAATATGTATTTAAAGATTAGGTAAGGTTATTCTCCTAAGTGGAGTTATTTAAACAAACTAGATCATGGCTGACGAAACTAAATCTTTAGAAGATCAATTAAAAGATCAAAGAACCGAAATAGAGACTAATATAAGACAAACTGAAACTCAGTTAGGTAGACTTAAAGAACAGTACTTAAAAATTCTTGGAGCTCTTGAATTTGCCGCAATTCAAAAACAAGAATCTGAAGATACAGACATTAAGTCTGAAGATTTAGTCTCTTAAGAAAATGTTAGGTGAATTAAATAGAAATCGATATAAAGCTTTAGAATTACTAGCCGAACATGTAAAAGCACCTTCTCGTGAGTTATCTCTTGATGCCATTATTTGTGACATCAATGATGAAGATTTACGTTGGGTAACAAATAAAGTTCATTATTATTTGCTTAAACTTTTAGAAGACGCTGACTATGATCCAGCGGAAGAAGAGGTTATTGAGACTATAAATTAAAAAATATACAAGTTTATGCAGATTACAGTTTTGACAAGGATGCAGAGTAAATGTGTATCATTGTGAGCAAGATCTTCTAGCTAATTTAGTTGTTTTATCGTCAAAAAATGCTCGAAAAGAATTTAGAAATCATATTTTTGCAGCTTGGGAATGGAAATGTGCTTACTGTGATAATAAATTAGATGATTTAAGTGCAACGATTGATCACATAGTTCCTAAATTTAAAGGGGGACATAACGTTAAATCCAATATGTGCTGTTGTTGTTCTTCTTGTAATAGACAAAAAGGTTCTACTTTTTTAGAAGAATGGTATACACCTAGTTTTGCTTTTTATTGCAAAAAAAGATTTGTTAAAATAAAGAATTGGATGGAGCAAGAACCAAGCTCTATTAAACTATTATTAGCAGATAAGGCACACCCTTACATAGCAAATGACTTCTACATCGGATGGGTACCAAGTTGACCCACAATCAAAATCTTTTTTAGACGAATATGTAAAAAATCCTGAACGTTGGATAGGTGATCGAATTGAGCAAGACGTACCAGCGCCAGGTGATAGTGCCTTAAAAGGAACTGTACGTAATGATATTAAAGGTAAAGTAGATGCTGGTGTTATACGAATTTAAATAAGACTCCTACATATGACTTTAATTTCATTTTCTTTTATTATTTTTTTTATTACAACCTATTGTTTTAGTATGTTTCACTTGAAACAAGACTCGCATTTACATAATACAAAAGTAGTTAGGAAAAGATAGATTAATTGAGTTTTACTTGATCTTCAATTTATCGCTGGTAATATAATTGTAAGGTTTTAGCTATTTATGGACGCAATCGAGCTTCCAATGGACGTTGAATTTCAAATTCATGCCACTGCATTAGCGATTCAGCAGTTAGATCGTGATGATTTAGAAGAAGCTTTTATCGAAATGCTCCATCAAAGAGCGTTAGACCGCCAAATGTTCTTTGGTGTTCTAAAAGATCACGGCATTGATGCCGACATTAAATTCAACATCTCCACTGTGGGACAGGTTTCTTAAATACTATGGCTACTCGCACTATTGAAGGCACTATAGACACATTTAGTGTCGATACAGGCTCTGAAGTTACTTATCTTGGTGCTACGTCATCAGGAAATCCAGGAGAGGCTATTAGAGCTTTTCGTGTTAACCCAGGTGGGACTGGGAACATTATTGTAAAACTTGATAAAACCAGTGGTGTTAATACTATGGAAGTATTTCAAGAAGATGCCTATGGAGGAAGCAGTGCTGCCACTGGATATAAAGTTTTTACAAATATAGCTAAAGACGGTAAAGGCAAAGGCGCTGTTGGTACAGCTGTTACTAATGCTGCAAAGAATTACGTTGTGTTGCTTACTTTAGATGGTTATTCTGAAGTCAGTTACAACGGAAGCGTTGACGTCCCATAAGAAGGAAAAAGTAAAACAAACTTGGAAACAGCATCCTTTTCTTACTTGGAAAGGAATAGAATTAATAAAAAGTTATTATCCTGCTCGTACTCATATTGGTATGGGTAGGTATGCCACGTATAAGGATTATGGAGAAGATATTTGGCGTATTGGGTATGGAAGTAAGAAATTAGGCAAAAGGTGGCTAGGAGCCAATGATGTAGCTACTGAAGAAGAAATTGATCAGCAATTAATAGAAGATTTAAAGGAATTTTCTGATCTTGTTTCTAAGTACATCTTTGCCCCTTTAAATACAAATAGAAAGGCTGCTTTACTAAGTTTTGCTTTCAGTATTGGTATTAGCTCTTTGAAAACCTGTCGTCTTTTAAATTTAATTAATAATTTTGCTAGTAAAACTGAATTAATTAGAGAATGGAGTCCTTATATCAATCGGTTGTGGTTTTCAGGTGGAGATCTGCTGGTAGCTCAACGTCGTATGGAATTAGATACATATCTGTCCCCTGACAAGACAATTCCAACGTTTGTTCCTCATCACTGTCATTTAAAGAAATGTTTATTGAATCTCCCTGAGACTTATACTGGGGCTCCCAATCAAGTGAAAGCCATTGAATATCTTGAGAAAAAGTTACTTCAGTGGGATTCTTCTGGTGAGGTGTTACGACGATTTTTTCGTTATTGGTCTGAGACGCCACGTGGTCTAGGATCTCCCCAGCGGCGAAAGGGTCTCGACTAAGCATATCAATTGCGTCCATAAGTTTTAAATCATCAGTGTAGCCTTCTACAATGTCTTTGTAATTCATGATTTGTCTCCTTCTTTGTTTAAACCTATTTTAAGCAATACTAAATATCCAATCAAATCTTGTATTACATCTTCATCTGTTGCTATTAAACCAGCTCCTTTTTTTATTCGGTTTAGTTTGTCATCAATTCTTACAAGTAACTGTTCTACAGCGCTAGATTTACTAAAAATCCTCGAAGGATTCATTGCAGAGTCACCATATTGTTGATTTTTATAAAGTAATAGCTCTTTTATGTCATCACATACACAAGCTATTTGTAGTTGTGTTTCAGTCATTGCAGAATTGGTATTGTCTGTATCCATGAACTTTTAGTTTAACCTCTAGTTAATTACTTTACCAATGTGTGAAAAGATTTCTACAAATTTATCAGTTTGTTGAAATCCAAACTCTAATTTGGGTAAGTATATAAAATATCCCCAAAACATAGGTGCTTTTAATGTAAATAAGTCTTTCCCATGTATGGTGTTTGCCCTTTGATAAGGAATACAAACTGGATAATCCCACATTTCTGGTAATATTCTCATCATTTCGGGATATGTAGTAAAAAATAAGGCTTCAGGTATATTTCTTAGTTTCCATTCTCTTAAAAGACGTTGAAACCAAATAATAGAAGGTGCTTTTGCTGCGCCACCAGCTCTTTTACTCCATCTCCATGTACCTCTTTGTTTACTAAAAGAACATCTTCCATATGTAGGAGGAAATAAATATGTTTTACCTGTCCATGGGTCTTGCATATTTAAACCATCTTCTTTTAATGTATATACTTTTTTTGCTCTTAAAAATTGTGCATTAGCATTGTGTGTTGAACAAGGATCGAGATCAATATCCCCTAGCAATGCACTTATGTAAGGTATGTAATCTGCTGGAGTAAGCCAATCATCCTCAATATGAAGGATTCTTCCAAGAATAAATTTATATTGTTTCCACGATAACGGTTTCTTTGTCACATTTGAAGAAGTCCTGTTTGCTCTTCATTAGTTTTAAAATGAAAAAGTTGTATATCATCTTTATCTTGAAGTATAAATAATGCTTCTTTTTCTGGATCAAGAGATTCTGCTATCGATATTGCTTTTCGTAAGTGCTCCACTCCGTGTAATTCTTTGTTATTTGCATCGTTTACTGCTTTTATTAATAAATCTACGGTTAAATAAAACATACTTTCTTTATCTTTTTTTTGAGGCATAAAAATCATTGCACCAGGTCCTTCATTTTTATAAAATTTCTTATAATATTCTGCTTGATCAGCCACTATTCGTTCAATTGATAGCTTTAATAGTTTTTCTTCTGTCTCTCCTGTTGTTGTTCCCAACATTTTTAAGAGTAATTTGTTACGCCTGCTTGTCATTAGATTCTCCTGATACTTTAGTGTAACTCGCTTCCTCTGATTTGACAGGTTTAATTTTTGGTACAGATTTTATATGTTTCCCTAAACCAGATTTTTTTAAAGTTTCTAATAATTTAGGTAAGGGTTTATATAGGACAACAGCCTTCTGCATATTACCTATTTTTTTAATGAGTTTTCCATTTTCATCTCTGAGTTTTGTCAATTCTTCTTGTCTTATTAAGTATTCTGCTACACATCTATAACGTCTTTTTTCAGATAAATTAATTTCAGGATATCTATCACAAATCGTACTAGTTCTCATATCGCTGAATGTTAAACGTATTTGGTCAGCTAAAGATAATCCCAGCATTAGATCTGTAGTACTAGTTTCATATCCTCGAATTAAATCTAAATATCTACGGAGATCAGAAGTTTTAAAGCTTCCAGAGGGAGGTATAAACATTTCTACTTGTTCTATTAACGAAGGCATTAAAAATTTTTTATAATTATCTATTGTTACTTTCTCAATATTTAATTCCGTAAAACGGTAACTTTGATAGACTTTAGGGGTATTTTCAGCTGGTTCGTAATCTGTGTTTTCTAGGACATGCAACCAATCCTCAGTGTTAATTATTGTCATTCAAGGATGCTGTCTTCTTTGATCTTAGCTGATTTTTTGTATTCGTCCCATTGTCTCTTGTGGTCAGTCATTAGAGTCTGAATAAAAAATTCTCGAAGTTTACTTATTTTAGGTTTAAAATTTAAATATAATTCTTTTTTAGTCTTATTAGACATCCATAAAGACTCAGCTAACATTTTTTGACTATCAGTAAGTAAAGTATCTTTTAAATCTTTCGTGGACATATCCTCTATAAGTTCGCTAAACTCCGTAAGGAAAGGATATTGTTTGCTATGAAGAGACCCATCACTTATGCCGAATTGTTGTTGATTTTGATTTTTATTCCTTTTGGTTATGTTGGAGTCCAGCATTTACACGGGTTTGTCACAGATAGAATCAGTATAGAAATAAAACAAAAGTGAGTAAATGGCTACTGAAGATAATTCTAGAATAGGTGCTACTGTCGTTTATGATTCTCCACATGCTCTCGATGCTGCAAGGAGATACAAAGAACAGATAGCTGGTCAATTAGATTATTTAAGAAAAGGTCGTCCTTCTTCTCCTGCCGAACAAAAACTTGGTTCAATAGATACTAAATTTTTAGCAGCAACTTTAGGTAAGGGTTCTCTTCCTCAAAATTATGGTACTTCTTTACCATCTGGAACTACTACATCTAGTGATTGGTTAGGTAATTTTTATGCAGAAAACAATATTGGAGGTCCTGGAGGTAATCTAGATACAAGAGCAAGAAATTACTGGGAAAACTCAGCAGCAGATAAAGGTATATATGAGACTAAAAAAATTATTGAAGGTACTGCTAAAAATGAAGGAACATGGGGTACACGTACTCCTGTGTCTGGGGGTATTAAGACTGATCCCTTTTTAAAAAGGTCTGGTGGAGATTATCTAGGTTGGCATCGGAATAACCCAGTCAATATGAGTGGTGCGTTAGATGATGATTCATGGGTTAAAGGCGCATATCAATCTTTATTAGGTAGAGAAGCTGATGATGCTGGTTTAGCCCACTGGAAAGGAGCTTTAGCTAGTGGTCAAAGTAGAGATGATGTTGTAGCAAATTTTAGAAAACAACCTGAATATAGAGACAAATTTATTGGCGAAGCTTATAGAAATTTATTAGGTCGAGATGCGGATGTAGGAGGTAATGATTATTGGAGTAAAGCAATGGAAGGAGGTCAATCTGAAGATTCTGTAATTGCCAATATAAAAAGAAGTGATGAGTTTGGTAGACAACAGCAAAATTCAATGCGTGATGCAGTTTCAACAAAAAATAATCTGGATTTAATGAATGAGGCTTATAACGAGCAAATATCTTCATTAGGTAGACGGAGGCAAGAAGCACAAGATGCTGTTCAAAAACAATATGGAACTACACCAGATTATTCTCCTTTATTAACTACAGATCCAACTATTTACACTCAAGATCCAGAAGCATCACAATTAGCCTCAATTAATTATTTAGCAAGTCAAGATCCTTCTAAAGGTTCTCCAACTATTTGGGGACAAGCATTAAGAGATGCCAGTGCTAAGGCAATAGGAAGTATTGATATTGAAGGTCTTGTTTCAGGTTTTTTTGATGCAAGAAAAGCTAATAAGAATGCTCAACAATCTTTAGATAACTATGTAAATTATTTTTAAGGAGCTAACGTACCAAAATCAATACTTGATGAAACACCTTCATTAACTTTTTCAAAATTTGTTTTCTCTGTAATTGTTTTATTTATTAATCCCCAGTCAACGTCAGTAACATTTATACTAATTGAATAAGTAGTTTCTAAATATCTAATATCATTTGTAATTAAAAATAAATATTTACCAGGGTCTAGAGTTGTTACAGGATAATCATTCTCAAGTGTTTCACTTTCATCATCTAAATAATCAATTGCAGCTTCTTTTGCTACATAACCTGAGTCATTTATTGGTAATTCTTCTCTTCTAGTTCTTTCAAATATTTGATAAAAAGCTACTAATGTATTTTTATTTGTATTTTGCTCATAAGAAAACTGGCTAAAGTTCTGTGTAAATTGTACTGACCTTGGTTTTGTTAATTCTATTTGATAAAAAGTAGTCTGTTTACGTGATAAACCACCATGAGAGTTTTTTATTTCTACTGTTCTAAAAATTGATGTAAAGTCTCCAAGATCTATCGGATCATAGATACTATCTCCAGTATTTGCTGGTAAAGGATCAGAACCAAAATAAGAAGTAGGTCCATATGCAGTAGGACCTGCTCCTCCAGTTGGATAAGATTCCACTGTTCCTAGATTGTAAAAACCTGTATTACTAGGAATTGTTGTTAGATACCGTGACATACTCCTTTGCTAAGCCAGTGAAGAGACTATTAGTTCTTCCTGATTTATTATATAATTCTTCCATTATTCTACTCCGTTCAGGATATACACCTTCTTCTTCTTTTGTAGCATAATTGTGATAATCAAGAGCAATTTCTAAGTGATTTAATCTAGCTGCAGCTTCTTCCTTTGTATCACACCATGCTCCGATTGTGGTATTCCCATCAAGTACTATCATTGGTGCATAATTTTTTTCTTTTAAATGATAATTACTCTGAACTACTTGACTCTTTTTCAGAGTTATTTTTTCTCTCTTTGTAGTGTTTGAAGATGTTGTCATGAGTAAGTTTAACGCACTGTAGTTTTGTAGGGGATGACTCGTTTTCGAGTTCTTTGATTGTAAGGTGCAAAGGGTTACAACAAAAAGGTTTACAAGATTTTTTTGTAAAGATCCTGTATTTACCTGTATAACCGCGACTCAACCAAAAAGCAACTCGCGATGCTGATTGAGTTTTACCACTATGGAATGGAGAAGGAAAATATGCAACTGACTCACTTCCATTTTTCTTTGTTGAACCATTCCAAGCCCAACATTCATTATCTTCACCAATATCAACTTGGTCCCAAAAACGTTTAATTTGCCAATGCCAACGAAAATCAAAATTACGCACATCAATAGTGCATCGATCATTTTTTATTTCTTTCATACAATCTAAGCACTCTCCCATAAGGCCAAAATTACCTTTATGTGTTGTAGATCCTTTCGCATGCCAAGGACATTCATAATTATTTTTCATGTGATAATTCAAATTAAATTCATCCGCTTCTGTAGAATACTCTGTAGTCAACTTTTTATATAAAGCTGCAATATTCTTCCAAAGAAGTTGTTTATCAGGATTTTCATTGACGTCTTCAGGAATATAAGTCTCATAATTACAAATTCTTCTGACAGTTTGATAAGGAAGTCTGTAAGTCTTTGATAATTTTAAACTACTTATGCCTGACTCACTTTCCTGTCGCAGTTTACTTATTAAAGTGTTATTAATGCCTGTTTTATTTCTTTCATTGTTTTCTTTTGCTACATCTGCCCTTGTTCCCCAGTAATAATGAGATGGATTTAGACAATATTGAGACTCACAAATAGACCGACGAACAATAATTGGTTTTAAAGGATCAGGATCTTGCCCAGCCATAGCTAAAAGCAAAGGACGTGCATCTCGACCCCTGTAAGAGAGTCGAACCTTTTTACTAGTGGTAAAACCTTGAAATATTGTGTGATTACATTGATCACGCCGCTTCAAACACCAGCATTTGTCTTTTCCACGTAGCTGTAAAGCTATTTGAAAGGCTTTTACAAAGGTAATTTTGTCATTTGGTGTAAGAGAGGTAGCTAAAAAAGCATCCATTTTAGGAAAAACAGTTAGGGTGCAAGGTGTTCTACACATTAAACCTCTTCTGGCGCAATGGCAATCATTGAACACCCAAAATCTAATTTTTTTTCCCTTATTTATTTACTTCTAAGGAGGAGAGGGTTAGGTACGTGACTGTAAGTTATCTTATCTTCACTCATGTACCTATCCCTAACGCTTACGTACTTAAGATAAAAGCCTATATTTTTTAAGTTTTTGGGTGTTTATACCAAAACCATTGCAATGAAAGCTATTAAGAGAAAATCGCATAAAAAAAGTAGCTTCTCCCTACCGTTTTTAAGGGTATTTTTTTGTTTTTAATGTTTATTGAGATTTTCGAAGGTTGAGGTTAGGTGCGTGACTGTTCAAATAATTCTGCGTATGTTTGAGCTTCGTCAAAGGAGTGGGTATAACGACACATGGCGTCATTAAGGCAACAGACACGATGCATTTGGTGTCCATTTCTGGTTAAAGTTTTAATAGTTGTCCCATTAGGAAAGTTAATCAAAATAATAGGCAATTATCCAGTGTTATTATTATAAAAACTCTGATAAAAATAAAGGTAGTTATAGCTTTATAATTAATAAAACTAGGTAAAGATTAATGTACGGCGCAGGATTCGACCCAGCAGGCTTAGATATGGCGGATTTGGGTGATCCTCGTCGTCAAGAAGGTTTACCAGGTGGTTATTCAAATCAAGGTCAAGCAGTTAGTGCTCCTTATGCAGAAGCAAATATGCGAGCTGCTGAAAAGACTAATCCTATGAATGCCATTTCACAAGAACCTGGTATTACTGATCAGGTTGATGACTTTTTATCCCGTATTGGAGCTTAATCATGAGATTTGCATTTGGTGATTCTGGCAGTTTTTTAGATGCTGTAAAGGATGGTTTACTTGGAGCTGCGTTTAATAATGATTTTGGTGGAGGAGTTGTAGGAAGAACTGGAGCTTGGGACCCAACGAAAGGAGTTGTTGGTACTGCGTTTAATAATGATTTTGGTGGAGGAGTTGTAGGAAGAACTGGAGCTTGGGACCCAACGAAAGGAGTTGTTGGTACTGCGTTTAATAATGATTTTGGTGGAGGAGTTGTAGGAAGAATTGGAGCTTGGGACCCAAGGAAAGGAGTTGTTGGTACTGCGTTTAATAATGATTTTGGTGGAGGAGTTGTAGGAAGAATTGGAGCTTGGGACCCAAGGAAAGGAGTTGTTGGTACTGATTCAGCAGCAACAAACTTTATTAAAGAAGGAGGTGTTGCAGGGTTAACTACTGGTCATAATCCGCTGACAGGAATTGTTGGAGATAGAAATCCTTTTGGTGATTTCGGAGGAGGATTAGGAGGTGTCGTCGGCGGTTTAGTTGGTAAAGGAGGCGAGTCAAAAGGTGTAAGTGGATTAGGTGGTTTTAGACCAGCTGGATTTATTGGGAGTTTGTTTGGAGCTTAATTATGACTTGGGCTCATAAAGTAAATTATTCATCACAAGAGGCTTTAGATGCTGCTAGGGCAGCAACGCAGAATAAATATAAAAGAATGTTTAGTAAGCAAATTGAAGAAGCTGCGAGGCGGGGTGAAACAGCTTTAGATGCTATGGATTTTTCTCTTTGGCATTCACGGGTTGCAACTCCTGATGATAATGCAGAATATCGATGGGCTTTTGAACCTTTAGGAACAAACATAGCACCTTGGAGAAAGTGGGGAGGTGGGAATAAAAAATCGTCAGGAACAAATGCTACAAGAATGGCTTCAATAGGTAAGATAAAAGCAGCACTTGGTGATACGAGTCCAACTGTAAATAGATCTTTTGCACCAGACGCGAATGTTAATAACTATGTAAATAGAAATTTCGCTGACATGCTTGGTTTAACACCAGTTACTAATTCTCTCAGCTCACGATTGAATGCTACGCAAGGCAAACTTATGCCTTCCAATCCAAGTTATAGAGGTGTAGGTGCTAATCCTAGTTATGGTGTTCCTTCACTAGGTAGTTTTGATAATGTTTCATCTTTTAGTAATTTCACAGGTGGTTTACCTTCATTTGATCAAAGCTCTATAGAACATTCTTCTTTATCCGATCCTTCTAGTGTTTCTTCGTCTTTCAGAGCAGCGGGTGACGCTTTTGGTAAGTCTGGAGGTGGTTCAGGTGTACCTTTTGCCGATGAAATACCGATACCTTTAGCTTTATCTGTAGATAATTCTTCTCCTTCTTCTTCTTCTTCTTTTAGTCCTCATAATTATCTTGTAATAGGAAGAAGTCCTTATTCTCGTAGTACTTATTATTAATTATGGGTGACACAGATTTTCCAGCAGTAATGGCAAATTGGGGGAATGCTAGGGATTTAGCATCTCAATGGCAAGGTCGTTCTAAAGGAAGCTCTTCATACGTCGAGAGTGGAACAGGCATACCTACTAGTGGTGAACATATTGAGTATGAATCAGGTGAAGGTTCTATAGAAGATCCTTGGTATACAGAAAGGAGAGAGTTCTTTTAGGTAGTAGATTTTTAGAGCGTAAAATTATATATAAAGCGCTAAGTTTAATAAAGTAGATGACACAGACTAAAGCTGAATTATTACAAACCAAAAATCAAGGAGATATACGTCTTGGAGATGCTGATTCTTCACATTATGTAGGTTTTAAAGCGCCAACAACTGTAAGTGCTAATAAGGTATGGACTCTTCCTGCAGCTGACGGAAGTGCTAATCAAGTATTAACAACTAATGGTTCAGGAGTTTTAACTTGGGCTGCTGGTGGTGGTCTTTCTTCAGATGCACAGTTTAACACTGTTGGCGGTACAAACGCAGGAGATAGTTTTACTGGAACAGATGCAAATTATAATACGTTGATCGGTTATGACGCTGGAACAGCAATAACATCTGGTGATAATAATACTGTCTTTGGTTATAAAGCAGGGGAAGCTATAACAACTGTTAGTCGGAACAGCTTTTTTGGATATCAAGCAGGTAGATATACCACTGGTTATAATAACACTTTCATAGGTGAGAATTGTGGTCAAGGATCGTCTGGATCTACTACTTCTTATAATGGTACTGGTCTAGGTAAAGGTGCATTATATAGTTCAACTACTGGTGGTGGTAATACATCAATAGGCATGAACTCAGGATACGCAGTTACTACTGGTTATGACAATACGTTGATTGGTTATCAAGCTGGTAATACGCTTACAACAGGTAGAAATAACATTTGTATTGGTTATGAATCTGCACCGTCAAGCAATACAGTTGATCATGAAATAACGTTTGGAAATTCATCTATATCAACTTTACGTTGTCAAGTAACAAGCATTAGTGCCTTATCTGATAGGCGTGATAAGACAGATATTAATACTTTAGATTTAGGATTAAACTTTATAAATGCTCTTAATCCAGTAAAATTCAAATGGAATTCAAGAGAAGGAATATTAAAAGATGGTAGTTATGAAGCAGGTTTTATAGCTCAGGACTTTCAGGAATCACAAAAAGACTTTAATGCTGAATACCTTAATTTGGTATTAGATACAAATCCAGAAAAACTAGAAGCTGCTCCAGGTAAATTAATTCCAATAATGGTCCAAGCCATTAAAGAACTATCCGCAGAAGTCCAAGCATTAAAGAACTCATAGATTAGCCACTTTAGAATAGAACAAATTATTAGTAGTTGTATAACTAAATGGCTTACATTGGAAGACAGTTGGCACGAGGAGAAAATAGACTCTTCGATGATATCTCTAGTAGTTTTAATGGAAGTACCACAACTTTCAATTTAACTGTTGCATCGGTTGCTACCTCTACTGCAACTCCATACCAACTCTTTGTGAGTCTTGGCGGGGTGATGCAGAAACCTGGTACAGACTTTACGACAGCTGGTAATCAAATAACCTTTACGACTGCTCCAGCAGCTGGAATTTCCTGTTGGATTATGATGCAGGGAGATTCAATTGATCAAGCTGCTATTCCTGACGGTGTAGTAACTGCAAGCAAAATAGCGAATAGTGGTGACTTTGCATTTCCTGCTGACATCCGTTTAAAAGATGGTGATGGCTCACATTATGTAGGTTTTGAAGCGCCAACAACTGTAAGTGCTAATAAGGTATGGACTCTTCCTGCAGCTGACGGAAGTGCTAATCAACTATTAACAACTAATGGCTCAGGAGTTTTAACTTGGAGTACTGTTGCTGCTGGTGGTACTACGGTTACTAATGCTTATTCCTTAGTAAGTAGTAATGCTGGAAGTGGTGGTTCTTATGTCGTTTCGCTCGGAGAAGAGGCAGGAGAGAATCTTAACACTTTAAATAATTATTATAACATCAGCATAGGGAATCAGGCTGGTTATACAGCTAACGTCAATTGGGGACATATATACATAGGTAAGCAAGCTGGTAAGTTTCTTACAGGTGGTAACATTTGTATTGGATACGAAAGTGGAGTAGGAGTTTCTGGATCTAGTACTGCAAGTTCCGTAACTGCTATTGGTAAATTTGCACTTAAAGCTATAACAACAGGTGGTCCTTGTGTAGCTTTGGGTAGTTATGCTGGATGGAAATTAACCTCAGGTATTAATAACGTAATAATTGGAGATCAGTCTGGGTACAACGTTACTACTGGTGCTAGTAATACATTTTTAGGAGAAGCAGCTGGACATTCTACAACAACTGGAACTGATAATATATGTATAGGAAAGTATGCATATGGACCTACAACAGGAGCAAATAATATTCTTATCGGTACTGGTTCTACTTTATCAGCCCAAACAGTTTCTAATCAAATAACGCTTGGAAATTCATCTATATCAACTTTACGTTGTCAAGTAACAAGCATTAGTGCCTTATCTGATAGGCGTGATAAGACAGATATTAATACTTTAGATTTAGGATTAAACTTTATAAATGCTCTTAATCC